GTATAGAGTGGTACTTGATGTGGCTGCTGCTGTTCTAGCAAGAGCCTGGGTTAATGTAGCCATTAGTTACTACCTTTCCTAGATTGCTTCCATAAGAAGCAGGGTTAGTTCGTCTTTGATACTTCCTGGTCCATTGAGAACAATGTCAACCATGCCATTGATAGTTGTGATTGTTGTTCCTGATGGAATAAGGGTTGAACCAAGTGTAGGTGCTGAGTAAGAACCAGTTGCGTTAATAGCAATCCATGCACTTCCAGACCAAACATACATAATTCCATCAATAGAGTTAAAGTACATGGCTCCAGTAATAAGCGCATTGCCATCGTTATCAACTGTAGGCGGTACTGTTTTAGCACCAAGGTATCTGTCGTCAAAAGAATCGTAAGATGCAGCAGCAGATGTGGCGCTTGTTGCAGCGGAGGCTGCAGATGTTGCTGCAGATGTGGCACTGTTTGCTGCACTTGTTGCAGATGTTGCTGCAGCGCTTGCTGATGTTGCTGAAATAGTTGCAGAGTTTGCAGCGCTTGTGGCACTTGTTGCTGCCGATGTAGCGCTTGTCGCTGCAGCAGTTGCTGATGCTGATGCGCTTGTTGCTGATGTGGCAGCAGCAGCGGCTGAGACAGCAGCAGCAGATGTAGATGCTGCAGCAGAAGCCGCACTTGTTGCAGCAGCAGTTGCACTTGCAGCAGCAGAAGTTGCTGAGGTTGCAGCAGCACTAGCACTATTTGCAGCAGCGGTTGCATATCCTGCAATAGATGCTACGGATGCAGCAGCAGTTGTAGCCGAAGCAGCAGCACTGGTGGCGCTGGTAGCAGCAGCCGTTGCAGATGCAGCAGCGCTTGTAGCGCTAGTTGCTGCAGCGGTAGCAGAATTAGAAGCAGAAGTAGCACTGGTAGCAGCAGCGCTTGCGCTGGTTGCAGAGGCAGTAGCGCTATTAGCAGATGCAGTCGCAGATGCTGCAGCACTTGTGGCTGATGTAGCAGCGCTGGTTGCACTGGCTGCAGCAGAGGCTGCGCTAGTAGCAGCGGCTGTTGCTGAGCCAAGGATTGCATCTACATAATTCTTAGGTGTAGCAGATGAGTCAACCATGCCTGCGCTAGATAGACCAGTAATGACTGGGCTTCCTGAGATAGTAGGGCTGACAAAGGTAGCGCTAGATGCGGTAAAGGAACCAGTAAATGTGCTGGTTGAAATTGTTGAACTTGTAATGGTTGCAGAAGTAACTGTTCCACCAGTAATAGTTGCAGTTGAAGTCACTGCTCCACTGATAGTAGCGCCAGCAATCGTTGGTGTTGTAAGGGTCTTGCGTGTTAGTGTTTGCTCTTTAAGAGTACCAACAATAACACCATCGCCAGTAGCAATACCGTGAACATGTGTCTGGTTAGCAGCGTTAAGAATTGTCTCGTCAATGTCATAGCCACGGGCTGCAATGTGGTTCTCTGATTCGCGGAAGTCACGACCAGAAACACCGTGTCTTACGACAGCACCTGCAGAGTGGGCTACAGCCTGAGTATTGTCAGAGCCACGAGTTACAGTAAGGGTTGTTCCACTACCTGCGGTAACGGTGACAACTTCTTCCTTAGATGTATCTGGGTCAACAATAAGGGTGTATGGGTATGAAGATGGAAAACCGCTAACAGAGCCGACAATAAACGAAGTGTTTGCTTGTCCCTGTGATTGTGCGGGGATGGATGAGCCGAGTGCGGTTTCTACTGCTGTTGAGGAGTAATACCGCGCTGGTGAGCCTGGGTCGCCTGCTGCCATTTATGCTGCCTATCTCTGGTAGTGGGAACGAAGTGGATGTTGACGGCGTTGGTTATCCGCTACTTCATTTAAACGCTGTTGGTAGATGTTGTATAGGAATCGGGAAGCGTTCTGTCCTGAACCTACTGGTGTTACGCCATCAAAAATATCTGCTGCTGCAGATTGTGGACCAAGGCGTGATGGGTCCAAGAAAGAAACCATACGGAAGGCTGCGCCATAGATGACGACATCTTCTGAGTATGAAGGTAAACCTGTTGTTGTTGCGTACTCATCATCATCTTCTGTGAGAAGTGATGGGCGCTTCTTATATGCAATATGTACTGTTTGTCCAGGTGTAATAGGAGAGTAGATACTGATACTGCGGGTAGATGAGAAAGCATCTGAGTCAGCGGTATGGTCTAGTGTGTAGCCACGGATTGGGAACCACTCACGAGATGGTCCTACTGTTGAGTAGGTTGCACCAAGGATTGCCTGAAAGTCTGCAGGTAGTTGATAAGTCGTGCGTGCTGCGATGAAATCAAAGTCAGTTGTGCCAGTAGCAAAGACCATTGGATACATAGCATCAATGGTGTTGTTAATAGCCTTCTTGATTTCTGCTCGTGGAAAGATTGGGCTAGCAGTTACCTTAGCGTTGCTGCTATGTGCTGCAGCGGTAGTGCCCCGCTGACCACGACCCCAAGGTGCAAGGGTAAGAGTGTTGGCTACATTGTCTGTGTTATTCACAAATACAATCTCATCGTCAATTTGTACAAAGCCACGACCCATGCCAGTAGCATCGGCAATGCTTAAAGTAGTAGCAGTTGAGTTAACAGCAGAAGTTAACCAAGAAGTTGGTTCAACATTGTCTGTGTACCCATGGAGTACAGAATCTACACGCTCAATTAAATCTGAAAATGTACTCATAGGTTAATACTCCTTAGGGCAACTACTGCCGACAGTCCGCTAGTGCTAGCAAGTTCATTGCAGATAGCGTTCAAGTCTTTGTAGTTGTTAGGTTGACGAGATGAACTAGCCTTGTAATTAAGGGCAGCAATAAGACCCAAGCCATTGGTGCCAGCCCATGCATTGGCAGCACCTTGTTCAGATTCGTATGCTGTCATTACTGGATAGGTACCACCATTTGCTAGACGATTGAGTTCGTCTGCTAGTGAACTTCCTGCTACTCCTGTTGCCATTACTTAGCCTTTCGCTTTGCTGCTGCGTTATCTACAAGGTTTGGATATGGTCGCCCAGCCTTCTTAGCCATAGCCTTAGCCTTGGCTTTCTGTGCTGGTGTTAAAGGTGTTGACTTCTTCTTAGGGTTTGGTTTATCCCAAAATGCTTTCTTCTTCACCACTTCACCTTGTCTGCCCAGTACGCTGCTGACATCTTGCCTTTGGCAATGTTCTTAGCGTGACGGGCTTTAAATGATTTTTGACGGGCAGTAGATTGTCTGTCTCCTGTGACACCTTGCTGACCAAAACGGATTGTCTTTACTTCTGAGCCTGACTTAGCAACCACCACATGAGACTTGGTTGGGTGGCTTGGTGTGCGCTTAGGCTTGTTAAAGCCTGACACTCCAGCACGGGCTAGCCGTGAGTCTTTCTTGGCTGGCATTACTTCTTCTTCTTTGCCATCTTTGCTTCGCTCATTGCGATAGCAACTGCCTGCTTCTTGGACTTAACAGCAGGTCCACCCTTGCCTGACTTAAGGGTTCCACGCTTGTACTCGCCCATGACTTTAGCGACCTTCTTAATTGCTGCTTTTTTCTTCATGGATTAGTCCTCGTAATCTTCCATCTCAAGGCGCTCGCCTGTTGGCACTTCGCCAATGCGCTGGATAGGCTTGTTGTATTGGGCTACATTTGCTGCAGGTGGAGCAGAATTAACTTTTCTACCGCCTACACCGTATGGACTTACTGTTCCGTAGCATCCGCACTTAATGCACATTTCTGCTCCTTTGTGTTATGACTTGTATGGCTCCACCAACTGAATCGTTATAGTCAGCGGAAATCTGTATGGCTCTGATTGCTGCAGCCTTGGCAGTTTCTTCATCGGTGGGTTCTAGGGCAACTACAGCACCAAGTGCTGTAGCCCCACCTGCTCCTACTCCGTAGTAACCTTTGTTATCTTGGGACCAAGAGAAGTAATGGTCAACCTCAAACATACTGCCGTTGATAATGAACAGGGCATCCCACCCTGATTCTTTGTCGGCAGCATCTATTACATATCCATGCTCTGTCATTGCTTTACGCAACGATGGCAATACTGTTCCTACTAAGAAGGTTACTGGGTCCTTAGTGTAGGCAATTCGTGGTGGAGTCCAGAGGTAGGCTGCAATGTCTGCTGCCTGTGAGTCTCCTGCAAAGCCAAAGGTATAACCAGCCTTTTCAAATATCTTGACCATGCTGGTTGATTCATACTTCCTACCATTGTAGGTAATCAGGGCATCCGCTGCGATTACTGCGCGGTCCTTTAATTGGATACCTACTATGGCTGTCATGCTTACCCCTTATGCGCCGTATGCTTTACCTGTCTTATCTGATATTTCAACTGCCTTTTGGATTTGCTTCATGCTAGTTCCAGCGGGCTGAATTCCTTGAGCGCGGGCATTTTTATATGCCTTAAGTTCTGCATCCCACTTTGTAGTGGACATGCTCACCTTGGAGTTAGCATCTCCTACTCCTAATTCAAGTGTTGATATTTTACACCCGAAGCATCCTTCTACATATTCTGGGTGTGTCTGCTTTTGATGTAAACTCATGCTGGTGTGATGTACTCCCCATATCCTTGAGCAGTCAAGGCATCTGCTGTTTCTTGTGTGATTACAGTCTTAGTGCCACCTAGGTAGAACTCACTAGCGTTGGCAATATCAGTTTGTGCAGGGTAACGATATGAGGAATAGATACCGTTAACTCTTAAGACAGAAACTCCTTTAGTCATTTTATAGCGCGAGAATAAAACTCCACCACCCATTGGGGTTTCTTCGACTGTGGGTGTAGTAAAAATGTACTGAGTCATACTGTCCTATTCTGTTGCAGAGGATGGGGCTTTCGCCCCACCCCCCGACAACTACTGCTTAGAGAGCAGCGATTGATGAGCCTGATTCGATGCGGTATAGGGCAGCCTCGCGGTAGCGATTCCATCCGATAACACCGTACCAACCGATTGGGCGGAAGCGCATCAACTTATCGGTAATTGGTCCGATAACAACTGATGGCTCTTGTGCAACAGCCTCAGCCAATGCCTGCTTTCCAGCAAGGATTGTGTCGAATACGCGGGTTACAGGTGTAACAGTTACAACAGTTGTTGCTGTGACTGCAGCGGTGTTCGCTGTGTCAACAGTAATTGTTGTTGTTGAACCTGATGTTGCGATAGCAGAAATCTTAGCGCCTGTAGCGACACCTGTTCCTGAAATCTTGTCGCCGACCTCTGCACGAGATGCGATGACTGATGTTGAAGCAACACCAAAGGTGAAGCCTGCTGATGTACCAGCAACAGTTACTGCTGTTGTAGCGAGTGCTGTCTGGTCTGCACCTGACTTGCTTGAGAACATGCGTGGGTTTTCAATGAAGAAAGCACCTTCGTATGTACCGATTGAACCTGCGAAGAGGTTGCCAAGTGATGCATCTGTGTGCTGGTGTGTGTCACGCCAGCCGATGTTTCCTGTCTCAGCACGAAGGTCGTGTGAAACTTCTGGGTGGATACCTGTCCAGTATAGGCTTCCTGCACGAGGAACAGCCTTGTTTGTGCGCAACTTAGCAACTGCCTTGCGAAGGTTAGCAGATGTGATTGTCATACCTGATGTAACTGTCGCTGTTGATGTTGCTGTGCCTGAATAGATAACATTGACACCGTTGACGAGCGCTTGCTGTGCAATGTCGTCAAGTGAGTCTGCCATGTTGTAAGCGATGATGTCAGCGATTGCTGGGTCAACATCTGAGAGTGAGAGCAACTCTAACTTACGGGTTGCAAGTGCTGCGTTACCCTGTTCGTTGAGAGTTACTGATACTGTAGAAACATCTGGTAGTGCTACTGCATCTACATCTGTTGTTTCTGAAAGAGCAGCAGTTGCTGCAGCCAAGTCATTGTAAAGTGAGAATACAACGCTTGAACCTGGCATCGCCTGCTGTACTGGGCGCTTGTCCGCTACTGCACGAATCATCGGCGTATCGCGGAGGGCAAATTCTACATAACGGTCATAAGCGGTCTTGACAAGACCAGCCATGGATGTTGTGTCTGTATATGCCATGTGGGTTCACCTCCTGGTGATTGGTTAGTTGGTTGGGTTAATTACAAACCAAGGAGTGCATCTAGTTCATCGCGTGACTTTGCTTGAAGAACTCTCGACATAGAATCTTGGTCAAGGCTTGGAGCCTGACCAGTAGCAACCATGTTGTTAATTCTTGCTTGAGCAGTCACATCTTGAGACTGTTGTGTTGGCTGAGATTCAGCCTGGGTTGTCGCTCCAAATACATCGCCATACTCTGTAATCCATTGGTTGATTGCTTCTTCCGAAGTATCAATATCCTGTGGTACAAAGGCTGCAATCTTTGGATTCAATCCCTTTGCTTGTAGCACATCCTTGACAGTACGCTGACGGGTCTGTGACTTAAGACCTAACAACTCCTGTTCTAGTTCCTTTGCACGCTTTTCAAGCGCACGGTTTACTTTGCGGAGTTGATTGATGCCAGTATCTGTACTGGTGTCATCATCTTCGTCATCGTATTCATAGTTGGTAGCCATCTACCTATCTCCCTTTGTTAGTTGTATTCGCAATCCACAATGCAGTTCGGGGAAACTACCTTGGCTATTGCTCCCAGTCTTATACGCCCCCCTGGGCTGGTCGGTCAGGGTGGGGATTCTTTTATACTAAGTCGGTGGACTTAAGCGATGTGCTTGTCACACCTGAACGCCCGCCGAAGCGAGTAATAACTTCTCGCTCAGCACGCTTCTGTGAAGCAAGTTGGTTCTCTATATCGCGACCAACGACACCTCTAATTGCCTCAAGGTCTGAGTATTGCTGACCTTCGATACGAGCCAATCGGCTTTGCTGGTCTGATAGAAGTTTGGCTTGCTCAAAGGATTGTTGGATTGTCTGGTAGTCCTGTTCTCCAACAGCACCACGAAGTTCCTCGGCAACTGGCATAGATACTGCGGACTTAAATCCTGCAGCCAAACCAGCAGCACCAATCTCAGCAAGGCGAACCTGCTTCTTAATAACATCCATACCCTTTGTAGGATTCAATAGGTATGCAGTCAATGCGTTGTTATCTACCTCTGGGTAGAAAGTCTTGAACTGTTTAACAACATCTGGATTATCCTTGACACGAGTTGCAGCAAGGTTGACTCGCTCCTCAAACTCACGAGGACTAACCAGATTAGCAATGTAAGTACCAAGTTCTTTACGGGTTCCAAGGACTTCTGGCTCCAATCCATAGGCTGCAAGGGTCTGTAAGTAACCCTTCTCCATTGAGATATATGTAGCCTCTGACACAGCCTGACCTGCAGCACGGAGTGCTTCCATGCCAGGGAATCGCAACTTGTATGCGTTAGTCTTAGGTAGTTCAAACTTAATCTGTGAAACTGTGTAGTCGTTTCTAATCAATTCATCTACGGCATCAGCCAAATCGCCAAGCCCAAACTCTGCAAGAGTTGCACGGAACTCCTGTTGCGCTGTACGCCTTTGTGCTACTACTGCTTCTGCCTTAGCCTTATCTGTTGCAGCCTGTTGTGCTGCTGCTAAGTCTGTAGTCTTTTTGGTTGACCAAGTTGAAACAAAAGCACTTAGTTCTGCTTGTGAGTTAAATGTTCTAACGGCTCCAGTATCAGGGTCAGTCCATGTAAAGGTTTGCGCTCCACCTGTTGAGCCTGTTCCACCAGTACCACCTGTGCTACCGCCGAAACCACCGCCGTTGCTAAAGTTTACTCTTGCCCAGGTTCTGTTTCTTTCTTGCCAGACCCAACGATTGCCTGGTCCTGGGTCCTCTGTAGGCTTGTTAGCAAATGCAGCATCACGAGCAGCACGGTCTGCATTTTGTGCAGTAAGAACATCACCAAGTTTTGTACCAACTTCTGCTGTAATACCACTACGGCTGCTTGTTACAGTTGTGGGTGTAGCAGCAGGCGCAGGAGTAGGTGTTGTAGCACCAAACATTGGGTTGCCAGAGCCGTAAGTAAAGTTTGATGTTGGGGCTGGAGACATGCCAAGGAGTTTGCGCTCTTCGTTAGTAAGTGTCTGACCACTTGTTAATTTGCGTAAAGCATCTGATGCATTAGCCATGATTACCCCATAAATCCAAACATCTTAGCAATATCAAGTGCTGTATTGCTGTATGTTTCTTTAGCGTTGCGTGTGACTTGCCATAGTGGGTCTTGCTTAAGTTGCTTGGTGAAGTCTGCAAAGGTGCGAGCATTGCCAGAGTTACCGTCAATAACTTTACCCATAAGGTCGTTCCATGTAATGGCAGTTGAATCAACCTCAAGGAGGCTAGCCATTTGCTGACGATAACTATTTGTTACCTCGTAAAGGTTGCGACCTTGCTGTAGTGCAGGCAAGAAAGGCTTGTTCTGTGGTGCATCATAAGCCATATCTTTTACTGATTTAATCCAGTAGTTAACATCGCGACCATCCATAGGGTCAAGCAATGATGTATTAATAGTCTGCTTCATAGTTGCATCTAGTGGCACGCCATAAAGGAAAGCCTGTTGTGCAACGCGGTCATAGTAGGAACCAAGGGTTCCACCACCAGAAAAGATAATGTTGCCCTGTGTAGAAAGGTAGTTCTCTAACTGGTCATCATCCCAGCCGTTCTCAATCGCCTTCATAGCGATACCTTTGAGGTACTCTGAGTTGTCAGTTACCTTGCCAGTAGTAGGGTCAATCTGCCTGACTTGAATACCCAATGTCTCCAACTTACCAAGAGTTGAGTCCATGGTGTTACGCATCTTCTCGGCAAATGTTGAGGCGTTGCGCTTGTCATGTGTATCAAGAAAGAATTGGCGCATGCTTGGAAGGGTTGTCTGCCACCATACGGTGCCTTCAAGGGCATCCATAAAGGTATCTTCATCCCACTTCTCAGACTTAGCACGGGCAAGAAGCCCATCAATCTCAGCCTTCTGAGTCTTGTCCTCAAGTGTTGCAAAGGTTGAACGAAGGTATGAAGTCCATAAATCTTTAATGTCCTGACCACCGCCCCCAGCAGGTGGGGTTTGGTCGCCTTTAACTCCAGAAGGTTTCTTATCTGGCTTAGGTGTTTCAGTTACAAGAATACCGTTTTCATACTTCTTATTCTTGTAGGTTCCAGTATAGTTTTCACCATCAAGCGTCAATGGCTTGTCTTTTGTTCCACTTCCTAAGTAACCCTTAGCGCCATCTTTAGTCTTATCTTCTAATGTAAAACCAGGTAGTGGCTTGCCATTTGCATCTTTAGGTTGCACACCAGCATCAATCATGTCTTGTGCAATCTCGTCAGCCTTAGCCTTATCACCTGTGGCTAGAGCAACATCTAAATCACCCTGTAATGGTTCTGCACCTTTTGCTTTTTTAGTAGCCTTTTGCTCCTCAAGGAAACGCTTTTCTGCACGCTTTAATTTATCGTAATTAGCCTGAGCATCTTGTAACTGCTTGAGCAAAGCGCGGTATTCAGGAGTATTTGTCTTACCATCTCTAGCAAGTTTTTGAATTGCTGGCTTAAGAACATTAAGCCCAGCAAAGGCTTGGCGAATACGAACGGAGTATTTATTTTCAGCCATTACGCCTGTGCCTTTCTAACATCTTCTGCAATACGGTTATAGATAGCATCCATGTACTTGTTCTCTTCACGGATGACGAACTCATCGCCACCTTGCACTAGGTCAACGATTGCTTGCTGACGACCAGAGGCATCTGTGTCTGCAGACTGGCTAAGAAAGACATTGATTGCCTTAGACTTCTCAGCACCCATAGCATTACGCCCAAGGAGTTGCTGGTAAACAGATTGGACATAGGTTGCTGCATCTTGTGTGGTGAACTTAGGACCAGAGACATCTCCACTTTGTGGTGCATTTGCTATAAGGTCAGCCAAGTTAATGCTGGTAGTTTTTGCGCCTGTACCTGCAGGTGTACCTGACTTAGTTCCAGGCTTCTTGTTTTCTTCTTTAGCCAATTACACCACCACCGTATCATTTATGAAATAACGATTTAAGAACTCTTCAAACTCTGGGCTTTCGGCAACGAGTTGTGTGCGTACTTGGTCAAGTACATACACGATGTCACCATTGCTTTTAGCGCTAAGGGAGCGAGAACCGCCTGCCTTTTCACGCTGTTCTAGCAATGAAGCAAGTTGCTTACGAGCATCAAGATAGACAGCCATAGCCTTAACTACTGGGCGATTGCCGTTCTGTGACATCCATGCCTTGTCAGTCAGAGCCTTCTCAAGTACCTGCGCACGGCGCTCATACTTGCCTCTATCTGGAGAGATAAAGTCTGAGTACCAATCAAGGTTTTCTTTTGCCTGTTGGCGTAACCAGAATCGCTTAGCGTTATTGATTGCATCCATGGCTGAGTCATTATCAGAGACGATACCGTTCTGAATCTTATAGGTATTAATCTGACCCATAAGCGAGTTGAACTGTGTCCAACCACGCTTGATGTTTGCATCGCGCAATAGTTCCTCAGGGCTACGATTCTGGCGGTAAGTATTCTTTGAGCCAGGGTATGCACCTTCACGATACTGCCATTGGTACGCAGCCTGGCTAAATGTGTACTGACCATCAAAGTCGTTAGCAAGGAATCCAATAAGTTCAGGGTTGTCTGATGCCTCGGCAGCAGCCATAAGCCCCTGATGCTTTCTTAAGTTACGAACAGTATCAATGTTTGCTTCTAGTCCACCAGGTGACTTAGAAAGGCTAATAGTTGCCTCAAAGTAATCTGGGTACATCTCAAGGAACTTAGCCTCTGCTTCGCCTGGTCCGTACTGTGTAAGGAACTGGCGGTATGTAGCCTGATAGAAGTCCATCTCTGGGCTGATTGCAATAGGCAATGAGATTGAACCTAACGCACGGAGCATGAAGAACTTGTTTGTCTTGTCCTCAATCTCCTTGAGAGTAGGCTGGTCAACACGCTTACCGCTGTTAAAGTTGTAACTTTCGTAGCGAAGCATCTGATTAAATGTACGCACATACAGTTCATCCTGTGACCACATTGTGGACAAACGGCGGAGTGCTGCAGGTGTGAACAAGTCAGAAACCTTTTGTGGCTGTCCTGCTGGGAACAAAGGTCTAAACGCTTCTTCTAGTTCAGGGCGACCACGAACAATCAAGTATGTTGGAAGGACTGCGTATGGACCAAATCCTGGGTTTCCAGGCTGACCCTGAGTAATCACATCAAGAGATGAAAGCGGGATGCTAACACTCTTAAATGCGTTCTCTGCTACCTCTTGCCATCCCTTAGGGAGTGACTTGATAAATCCTTCTGGAACCTGTACTACAAGGTTAGCCATGCCATCTTCTGACAACTTCTTAGCATCTGTAATGCGGTTGCCATCCTGGTCAACAACCATCTGACCATTTACCAACTGAGCGATAGTACGACCAGCGGTTGCTACAGCCTGTGGGTTCTCGGCAATGATGCCAGACCAACGCTTCATAGTATTTTCATAGGCTGCAAAGAACGGGAACATCAACTGCATTACTTGGCTAGATGATGCACGGCTACGGCGAACAATCGTAAAAAGTGTGCGCTCAACTTCACGGCGTGATTCTTCACGAGCGCCACGGATAGCACGCTCAATCTCTTCGCCAGTTAGTTTGTCTGAGCCTTTGCCCGCAGCCAACTGCTCAAGGTTAATCTTAACTCGCTTGTTATATGTAGCCCTTGCAAGTGGGTGACGAGCAAATACATCTTCTGGTAGCGCACCAAGGAAGCGCATAACACGGCGGTTAAAGGTATCAATCAGGCGTTCTTGGTCGCGGTATTCTTTAGATGTAGTTACAAGCAATCCGTTAATCTCTGGGAGATTCTCTGGGTTGCCACTAAATCTATCGCGTAACCAATTCTGGATGTCTCCACCTGAGATAACCTTGCCATCTTCTTTGACTCGGCTAAGGACAAGCGCTGTTTCCTCGTCTGGGATGTAAGTCTTTACAGCGCCACGAGTAATGTTAATCTTCTCAAGCAAGTCCTCATCTAGTTCGCCACCCTTAAGGGCAGTAAATCCAAACGCTTGCTTAGGTGTTGTGTATGTATCGTTAGCATACTTGCGACCCTCAAAGGAGCGAGTAAACCAACGAAGCAAATCTTCATCAGTTTGCCCGTCAAGAATCTTGCGAACAACTGGGTCCATGATTCCTGTTTCAGGGTCACGGAAGTGCATGTTAAGGATATTTGCCCAGCCCTCGAAATAGCGTGGGTCATTTGGCTTCATTGATGAAACTGTACGAGCGCCAATTCCTGCACTAAATGCCATCTCCTGCGTACCAACCATGGCGTTCCAGGTATCCTCGGCTGAGGTGCGACCCATAAACCATGATGCATCTTGGAAAACTTCTGGGATGTTGTAGTTGTAACCGCCAGCATCAATGTCCATGTAGCCGTAACCTGTGCGCTGTTTAATTGCATTAGATTCAGCACGAGTAATAGCAGCGCCAAGGCGCTCAGACATATCATCAAGATGTGCATGTGACATTGTGTAGATACGAGCAAGGTTTTCAGCAGCATCTGCAACACCATTGTTAATCATGGCGTTTACATTGTCCTTGTTATAGTAAGGAGATACTGGTGCATCTGGTCTGCGCTTAGCCTTGCGTGCTGCACGAAGTGCCTCACGGCGTTCCTTGCTAGTCATCATCTTAGCCTGGAAATCTGTAGCAACTTCCCAGTCTAGTGCTTCACCTTGCTTAGCCATCAGGGTTTTAATCTTTGAATCTACTTCGCGGATGCGACCCTTTTTACTGACAGCCTCTGGCAATACGATGTATGACAATCCACCTGCACGCTTGTCATCAAGGACAGCAGCGCTACCGTATCCGTTGTCACGGAGGTACTGGAAGATTGGAGATTTCTGGTCTTGCCAACCTTTTTTCTTTAACCAAGTGTTGTACTCGGAAGCCTTGTTATTAAATATAGCGCGTACTTCTAGTGGTAGTTCGCTCCAACGGTCCATGCGTAAAGATGGTCCATAGACACGAATTGGTTGAACACTACCCTTAGTATAGTTCACACGAAATACTGGGCGATGTGACCAATTCTTAAATAGAACTGTCTCAAACTCATCTGTCTCAAGGGCTAATACAAGTGTTTCGTAATCAATAGACTGAACTTCAACCCATTTACTACCACGCTTAATTTCAACTTTAGCGCCTGAATTTTTTGCTGTAATCATGTCAGACTGCAATTTAATCATTGCTTCATCAAGAGTAGCAGCACGCTTTTCAGATGGAATAGTTCCACCCTCTGGTGTTGGTTTTTGTCCTAAGCGACCTGGGCGACCAGTAGGTGTTGGGATGTACTGTTCGATAGATACAATCTGCCCACCCTCTGAATAACGCCGAGCAACTGCAGGAGAACCAGATGCTGAAATTGGGCGTGTTTCATCAAACTTAAAGACACCCTCAGGTGAGCCGTGGTAAAGAGTTACTGACTCTAAATCAGCAAGTACACCTTTGAGTGTGCGTACTTCATCCTCTACCGTAAGTGGACTGACATCTTCGGTGAAACGAGGTTTAAATGCATCGCGTTCTAGTTCACCAATGCGCTTTGCAATTTCCTTAGAAAGTTGCTGGCGGCTCATATCGGCAGCGCGTAGTTTGTCAACATCTGTCATAAACGCGTACTGCAACGCATCAACATCTTCTCGGCGACCAGCACGGATATTTACTTGGTCAATAAGACGATTAAAGCCAACCTTACGGTTATTAAAGAATCGCTGTACTCCATCTTTGCCACCCGCTGCAACCATGGCTGGCATAGCAAATCCCTTAGCCAACATAGATAGTTGCGCTTCGGTAATGTTACGCACGGTGTATCCAAGGCGCATAAGTACAGAAGTTTTAAAGATGTCGTTAATAGTACCAAGGGCTGCAAGTCCCTTATCTGTACGGAGTGTTAAATCTTGAACATCAATGCCATCGAGTAGTCCTGGCAATATACCTTCATGCGCACGGATAGCGCGAGATAACTTACGCATATCTGCAATGATTGAGTAGTTAGCAGACTCACGCTGTAGCACAGGTGATACTGCGTTAACTACCTGACCGTTCTCAAGATATGAGACGAAGCCTTGGTCGCGGTGTGCCTTGATACGAGAAGCACGGCGTGCATCAAAGATTGCATAAAGGTTATCAATAGTTGATGGGTCATAGCCAGGAAAAAGAACCGCAAAGGATTCTTTCTCGGCACGCTGGATAATTCCATTGCGCTCGCCAGCAGATGCTGCGCCAAGGTACTCATCTGCATATTGTGCAGCGCGTGCGCCGAAGCCACCCTTAGATAGGTCATTGACCTCACGAAGGAAAGCATTAAATTCTGTGTATGAGTCACCATCGTTGACATTAAAGACACCGCTTGGCATTTCATTTTTAAAGTAGTTAACTACCTTGATAAGTGGGTGCAGGCTTGTCTTTTGTATTAAGACAGATTCTGGCTCAGCAAATGTACGAGCAGACTTAGCCTTTGATTTCTCGGCAAGTTTTCCTTCCCAAGGTCCACGGCTAAATCCATACTTAAACTGTCCACCAGTTTGTACTGTTTCAAGGGCTACGCGGAAGCGGTCATCTTCTGTTGATGCTTTAGCAATGTAGCCTTGTAGTACCTCGTTGTACTTAGGTGAGGTAATAAAATCTCCATCAGACTTACCCTCAAGATACATACGATGTGGATGTGGGACATCATTAAGTGCATCAAATACTAAGCCAGCCTCAGAGTCAGCATCAGCAATTTTAGAAATTGCATTTGTGTCTTTATACATAACAGCACGGAAGGTGTCAACAACTTCTTCCCTTGAGTTAGCACGACCAAAGAGATATGCCATTGCATCAGGGTTTGTGACTTTTTTCTTGCGCCAGTATTCGTATTGTTCTTTAGCACCAGAGTTTGTAAGAAAGTTAATATCGGTAAGTGCTTCACCTTTGCCGTCAAGGGCTTGAACAAGGATGTTATCCATGCGCTCTTCTGTCATGGCAAACTTACCAAATACTGCACGAGTAGTCTTACCAGAGATTGTATCTAGCATCGGAGCCTTAGCAGCAATGACTGCACCCTTACCAAGGAAACCTGTAAAGGTTAATGGGTCAATAATTGTTGATGCGGTAATATCACCAATACCCGAAAGAAACTTTCCTCTGTATTGGTCCTGAAACGCAGCCTCGCGGTCCATTGGGTCAAACAGGTCAAAACCAGCAGATAAGAACTTAAGGTTGTTATCTGTCCAGTCCTGAAGCCATCCTGACTTATCGCCAGCATTTTTTCCAGGAGAAAGAATCGAGAGAGTCGCCTGTCCCAAACTGATGTTTTCTTTTTCGCGCTCAACGCGTGTTGTGTAGTCGGCGTATGACTCGTTCTCGTTCTTAAACTTGTTGTACATAAAAGGTTGGTCAAGAATTGTCTCAACACCTTCACGGCGTACTTTGCCACCTAGTTCGTATGATGCTTCACCAGCGGCAAGTAATCCACCGACAGCAGCACGAACTGGTGTGGTTGTAACCTTAACTGTGTTCTTAGCAAGGTTAATACCATCTACATACCACGGGTCATCATTTGAACCAGCAGTTGCTAAATCTTTAAATAGTCCAGGCAAGCCAGTAAAGTCAATGGCTCCCTTTGCCATCTTGCCAAGGTTTTCAATCCAACTCATTGAACCTGTCCCTGTACCTGGCTACGGATGTAGCGATACCAGTTACGGGTGGCATTAGATGCCTGTGGGGATTCTGCAATCTTTGCATAGAAAGGCAGCGAAGCAGCGAGCGCAGCAATATCTTCATTGTTTTGCGCTGCAAGCATGCTAGGTGCTGCCATAACTTCTTGACCTGCGTTAGGTCCAAGGGCTGCTCCTGTATCTACTCCTTCTTCTGGGTAGAGTGTTGGAGCATCGAGAGGAACAATATCGCCAACTGACATCTTAGGTGCAACAGGATTACCTCTATTTGGCAACTGTACGCCAGACTTTGACATTGGGGCTTGAGTTTGAAGTTCATAAAAATCTCCTGCATTGTCAATACCTGCAGCATACTGTGCTGCCTGTCCGCTTGAACCGTCTCCGCCTGTAGCAGATACCTTGAAGTTTTTACTTGCTTCGATTGCCATGATTACCTCTATGCTAAATTAGCGCTCTTGTGAATAATTGTGAGCCTTTTAATGTCAAATGCTCAGGACTATTTGATGTGTTAATCGCGGTTATCAACCCACTAACTCTGCTTTTCATAGCAGCCGATTATGTATTACTTGTTCTTTGAACCGCGTGTTCCGCTTGGTGCATTGGTCTGATAGACCTTGCCACCCTTAGAGGATGCCTTCTTCGCTGTCATTGGCTTCTGGTAGTTAGGCTTTCCTGCTGTGCCTTGGTTAGCAGGCTTCTTGCTGTAGCCCTTCTTAAGTGCTGATGCTTTCTTCATTTGTTCACCTCCTTACGCTGGTAGTCGTCTGATTAGCGATGCCTGCAAATTAGGTTCGCCTCGCTGAGTTAAACTTGCTAGTAGAGATTGAACATCTGGTCTGCCACCTGGAGCAATCTGTCCTGGTGCTACGCCAACCATGCGACCTGTTGGACTTAGCCCTTCGGGAAGTTGCCCCTCACCTGGTGGGACCGCGCCTGCTTGCCCGAGAATTTCAGGACTTACACCCTCAGGGGTCATCTCGCCAGGTGGGGGATTCTGTGGTTTAAACGCATCAGAAACCGCAACCTCAATAGAGGTTCCCTTCTGGCGTTCGTTAATGACATAAGATAACTTGTAAAGAATATCCGATGGGTCCTGACCCTGGGAGGCAAGTGCTGGAATAGCCTGTGCATAAGAAGCAATCGCTTGCTTCATGGCATCGCGTAGTTCTTCGGTGTCAACCTTCTCTTCTTCTTGTGTTGCATTGAAGGAGAAAGGCATTTGACGGCGAAGGAAGTCGCGAGAAATCAACTTGTCACCGCGTGCCTGTAGTCCAAAGACCAAAGCACGGTTAGGGTCAAGTCCTGCCATCAAGCCATACTGAACATCAACGGTGTAGTCACCATCAATGTCACGCTTTGGCTTGTACTTAATGTTGTAAGGAGTACCGTTGCGGACACCGCGTAGGTTCTTCTCTACATCACCAAAAACTTTTTCATCAACCTTAAGTGCAAGGCTGAGCAATTCGACAAAGCAACGCGCAAACATTGCATGTGCTGTCTTAATCTGTGTATCAAAACCACCCATAAGTGCCTGAACACCACGACCTGTAACGATTGAAGCATCAATGTTACCTGTACGAGATTCAGGATAGCGTGAGCCTAGGCGTAGTTCGCCTTCGAGAACCTGCTGTTGAGCAAATGTTCCGCCAGGAATTTCAATAGATACACGGCGTACATCCTGTGGGCGCTCTGTTTGGATAACTGCATCTGGACCAAGGGCTAAATCTGACACATCGCGTGGAACTACAATAGGAGCCTGTACTGCCTTAGTCGCTGCCTCAAGAGATAGAAGCGCATAGCGTGCCTTTGCAACCTGAATTGCAAGTACATCATCAAATTGACCGCGTGATTGGTTGTCAATAGATGGGCGCTGTACGACACGAATCATAACTTCGCCGAGTGAGTTCTTTGCTCGGTCAATTACAAGGTTATTGCGTGACGGGATGAACAAAACATCCTGGTCTTTGTCGTGATAGCGCACGACTTCAATCAAAGATTGGTCAATGTTCTCATCTTTGTCGTAAATGATGTGGGCATACTCTGGATATGCAGCCATCAACTCAGTTACAGACTTCTGAATACGCTGATAGAAATACTGAACTCGACCAAAGCGGTCAATCATTGGGTATGAACCGTAAGAATCTAAGAAGCGGATGCGTGGCATCTGGGCATCTAGGTCATATTCAACCTGTGCAGGTACGAATCCGTATGTTACATAGCGGTCCGCTGCATTAAACATCTGGGTTTGTAGGTCAGAGAAGTCAACAATGCCGTTGACAATCTCTTCACGCTTATCAGCCTTCTTGCGTTCCTTCTCAGAAACCATAGTAGGTGAGTTGCAGTTAAATGCGGGTAGTGGGGCGATAACTTCTGATAGGTCACGCGCTGAAATATCCACCATGTTTGCCACGATAGGGTTCTCGAAAGGACCATCTGGGAACAAATCAGGGTACACATCGCGCATGCGACCTTTACGAACTAGGAGGACATCTTCCATGCGACTGTCACGCTCGGCAAAAACCTGCTTGACAACGAGGAAGTTATCTTTAATTTCATCTACAGTTAGAATCGCACCCACCTCCAGTTCTATGAATAGTTGTAGTCATTTAAGTTGACAGTAATCTGTCGTGATTGGTCGTACTTTGTATGAAACATATTCATACGATTGTGTGATTTTGCGAAGTTGCTTGCATTAACAAGTCTGTCTCGACAGCCAAGTTCAGCAAACCAGAAAGCCATGACGGTATCCGTCTTTTGCGACTTAGGCGCATCTGGATACCAGGTAACAAGTTGCTCGATAAGAGTTTTTAAACCTTCTGATGCATGGGTTGATGGGAACTCAATAAGAGCATTGCCATCTTCCCAACCGTGAAAGAGGGTCGTCAGGGATGCAACTCCGAAGTTGGTGTCCCATTTGTTTTGACCCGTATGATGTTCGCGTAAAATTGCACCCCGTGACGACAGGTATTCCCGTACCTCACGGTCCTGAGTCAACATAGTTTGAAAAGCGTTCTTCTCAACTCGCCACTCAGAAACTCGATATTTATCTGTCCAGCCCTTAATCAGTTCTCTGATTTCATCTGGCTTCATCGCTGCCTTGTTAGATACATCTAGCAGGTAGCGCTTTTGTGTAGAAACATCAAGTGCTAGACATACGGCTGCTGTGTAACCAGAGCCTGCGGGGTCTAGCCCTGCGACTACAATCAATCCATCCATACCGTTGTAGCGAACACCGTTCTTACCCTTAGGTATTGTGCCGATGTTACGAGCGCCATTGATGATGCCCTTAACCGCTGTGGTAGGAAATGCTGAATCTTCGTGGACCTGTTGCTGTTGGTAAACCATAGCCCACAAGTTAGGTGAGATGCGAGAGCGCTTCTTATGAAGTGCAGGTCCATCCCACTTGGCATACAGCCCGTTCTCGTCAGGTACTCCGTTACCCGATACGGGTGGCATGTTGGTCTTAGCCCAGAGGGTTGTCCATTTTTCAGGGTCCTCGTCAAATTCTAAAACTGCAGGTTGTGCAAAGTAGGTCCATGGGGAAGTCTCATCAGGGTAGCGAGCAGGGTCGCGTAACTCTGAGTACAAGTCCCTTGGGCGAAGGCGGGTACCAATTACAAGAAGGCGACCACCATCGTTATCAATACGGGACATAACTTCCGACTGAATCCAGTCAATCTGCTTCTCAAATTCATGGGCGTTGGTATGGTCAACACAGTCATCCATGATGATTAAGTCAGCACGAGCGCCGTAGATATGACCACGGATACCGATAGCCTGGACAGTAGGGTCCTTTTCGCCTGAGTCACGAGACTCGGAGGATAGGTAAATTAAGTCCTGCTTCCATGAATCAGAGCCTTTTTGGAATCCCCCTGGCGGACCAAAGGTGAGTTGCAAGTCCTGATACTTTGGATGCGTAAGTCTGTTCTTTATGGAGAGCAGGAACTTTTGCGCCATAGCCTGTGTCTTAGACACAACCATTATTCTGATATTAGGGTTCTGGCAAATCCGATAGACCGCATAGTTGACCGTAATAGTCGTTGACTTTGCGTGTTCTGGTGGAGTGTTAACAATTAATAAATCTGGGCTACCCTGTTCATGGGTAATGGCAGGATGGACATCCGAAGGTTCTCTACCCTCCAATAGGTCAATCCAATGTTCCTGGTGCTTGAACACCTTAGTGCCTAAAAATTTTTCTGAGAATTCAGGGAAGGGTGGTACTTCCCCTCTAGCCCCGCCTATTTCACCACGGGCAGTCATACTACGGACTTTATCTACCTGGGTGGCAAACTCCTGGTCTATCTTTCGGTAGTATTCGTAGGTCTTAACGCTACGACCAACGGCATCCATGGCTCGTTGGACAGAGTACCCCTCCATTAGGAATTCGATAATCTGCTTCTTGATAGCATCGCTTCGATGGCTAGCAGCAGTTGTTCTTTTTCTCTCCATAGGCATACCGAAACGCAGTAAAGGAAGTTTCGGGTGTATCTCCTAACCGTAGGCGTAGTCTAAACGAAGCCGAAGGTTAGGGCTTCTCTTAGGGTGCGACCCCCAGGGTCGCTGCTAGTGTGTGGAGAGGCTCCGATTATTTCGCCTCTCACTTATACTATAGGTGTCCAAAAGGTCCTTAGCGGACACTTTTGTCCAAAGTTTTTTTACGGGTTTTTTGCCTACGGCAAAAGTGCTGGTCAGAGGCATATAGTGACCCCAGAACTATCAAAGTTATGTGGGTAGATACACATACACATACACACCACGGATTTAACAATCCTGGGGTGAAGCATGCACGCTCACTCATCTACTTTCCATGCTGGCTTGGCATTGCTTGCAGGGCTAAGCGGTGCAGGCTTGAAGGGCTAGGGCAGGGCTTGGCTTTCACTCTTGATTCACTCGCGCTCAATATGCCCCGCGCCCCCCGCATTGCTTGCCCGATTGCCCCGCATGCTTGCCGTCTCAATATGTGAGACACCTACCCCCTCACGCTCGCCATGTGATGTTCGTCACATTTTCAAGATTGAGCGTGTTAGGTGCTTGACACCGCATAAACGGCGGGTGTAGAAATCTCTCATGGCTTAAGTCATCGGGGCTTAAGACTCAAGAACAGGAGAACAAGAAATGACCGCAACAACCGCAACCAAGGCGAACAAGGCAAGCAAGGCAGAAGCACTCTCAACAATCACCAAGGCACTAGAACAGGCTCACGAGATTATCAAGGCAGAAACAGGGGCACCCCGCGCAACTCTTCTCGTGACTCGCGACCTCAAGGGGCGCAAGGGTCACTTCACACCCTTCACACCTTGGAAGGCGGGGGAAGAATCTTTCTCGGAAATCGCTTTCAATCTTGAACACTTCACAACCCCCGAGGAACTTCTCTCAACACTTCTCCACGAGGTGGCTCACTCAATGAATCACATGAACGGGATTGAAGATTGCTCAAGCAACCAATACCACAACAAGCACTTTAAGACTCAAGCCGAGGCACTCGGTCTTAAGACACTAGAAATCAAGGGCAAGGGGCACGCCTCAACAGAACTCACCGAGTTTGGCGCTAAGCGATGGGCTAAGGCGCTTAAGGTGCTTTCAAATGCTTTCGACTTGGTGGCACTTGGTGGCGAATCTGCCAAGAAGAAGGGGCGCAATACGAATCTCCTCAAGGCAATGTGTCCATGTGAGCAGGTAATCCGCGCCTCTCGTGGCGTGATTGAAGCGGGCGTGCGTTGCGATATGTGCGGGTGCCAATTCGTGGCTTAAGACAGAAAAGCCCCCCGCCCGATAAGTCGGCGCAGGCTCGCGACCTACGGGGGGCACGACATAGGGAGAAAGTCTCCTTATGACTTAAGACAGGAGAAAGGGGCTAGTGATGACAATCACAGCAACTAACTACAAGGGGCGCGTTTGGACATGCGACCACCACAACGCCAAGATTGAGGCGATGATTAACGAGGGAAAGACAGCCGAGGCGATGGCTCTCGTTAATGTCTTAAGCCCCAAGAAATCGCGGGGAATCTGCGCCGAGTGTCGGCGCTTATGGCAAGAGACACCGCCAATGAATCGGTGACTTAAGACACAGCCCCCGCCGATAGGGTACGGATTCACAATCCAACGGGGGCACGAACTCTCAACCTAAAGTTGAGGGTTAGGTGTGACCAACATCACACGCAAAATGATTGACACGCTCAATCACCGCGTGAGAAGGTTACACCAAGCAAGAACACGACAGGCAGAGCGCAGGTTGTGTATTAAGACAGGAGATAAAAATGTCAGAAGAAGTAAAGACAGCAAGCCAGCAATTCGCAGATGACTATCTGCTAGTGGTTGAAAATGACCGCGAAGGATGGGATGAGATTACTCAAGAAGCCCGCCGAGTTAAGTACAACATGCCAGAACTCAGCGACTCAATCCGCGAACAGTTCGAGACTCTTGCCTCTCAGGTTATAGAAAACTCAGAAGAAGAAATCACAGAGTTTGGCGCTAATGTCTTAAGACAGGTACTCATCGGCATGGGTTCATCAACTTTCGACATCATCGCTCGCGAAGTAATCGCCCGCGATAAAGAGACACTAGGAATTGAGGCTTAAGACATGAAAATCACATACGAAATTTATTCAAAAGTCGGCAACTTCGCAGGCTCCAACACAACGGACAGCCTGGCAAAGATGGCAGAGATTCGCCACTTACTGGAGAGTAATAACCAAGCCTGCACAATCACAAAGATTGAGGAGTAATCGGTATTAAGACACAATGTGACTAATATCACAGCCCCAAATGTTGAAGAAACCGCGGTCATCATGCGACCATTGGGGCACAAGATAAAGCAGGGAAAGTCCCCGCATTATCGGCACGACATCACGACAGGAGAAAGCAAGTGAAGAAAGCAGAACTCAAGGCAGGTGTTGCTTACTATGCAACATCTCAGAACAACGGCATGCAGACTTACAGCACTTCATTGTTTAAGACACATAGCCAACACAGTCGCAATCGTTTCTATGTAATCTTTAATGCAGACGGACAGCCAGCCACAGGATACCGAAGCGCAAGCGTAATCTATATGACCAACTGCAAGACATACGGATTCGACTGCCCAAAACATGGCAAAGACGGCAGACTAAATTGCTATCGCACAGACTTCCGACTCATGGACATCCGCGATGAATACTGGGCGGTAATCAAGCGCATGCACGAGGCACGCAAGGCACAGCCAACCAAGGACATTAGAGCCGAGCGCCTACGCCGTATCGCCAAGCGCAATCAGGAAAAGCAGGAAGCACCAATCAAGGAAGAATTCTATCGTGTCTTAAGTCAGATTACAAATAGTTACTGCCACTCTTATGACCGCCTTGGTGGATTCACACCCGCCCAAATGCAGAAGATTACCGAAGCACTCAAGGCAAGCATGCCATCAGTCCAGGCGGTGGCGTAATGAGCGACCAGCAATTCAACCTCACTTTCGTAGCCGACCACTTCACCCTACACACGACCATCAACGCCGAGACAGAGGAGCAGGCAGAGGCTAACGCCATTGCCAATCTGCAAGACTTCTACGGCATAGACCTTAATGCAATCAAGTGTTCATTGACCGAGATTGTAGGTGCATAGTATGTCTTACGACACAATCTGCGGTGACTGCCTTATCCCACTATCACAATGCCAACATGCGAAGGAGTACAAGCGATGAAACTTAATAGACGAGGCAAAAAAGTTAGAGCGATTCTAATTTATGTCTTAATACTTATTGCAATCTATTCAGTATCGGTTGCGATGGGCGTGTGGGAGATACCCGAATCATGCCTAGTTGATGGAGTCGGATGCCCAGATGGGTATTAAGACAGAGTGTGACCAACAACACATGACAAATGCTTGACACCTACAACCAAATAGATTTAACTACAACTACCAACTAGACAGGAGAAAGAACATGACAAGACAAACAAGCAAGACAGCAAAGATGACAGTAAGTATTAAGACAGAACAAGGTATCGAGTCTTACTTCTTCTATGACATGGAGCAGTACGGCGCAATCCTCAAGGCGATAGACCAAGCACAGATGGGGGGCAACTAATGAGCAACACAACAGGGCATGTAAATGCCAACGGAGAAGGAACAATCATTGTGCCCGTTGAACTAGACCGCAAGGAATTATGGTCAGCGGTTATGGGGTCAGCATGGGAAACTTTCGGCGACCATTGGCAGGAGTACGAGTACATTAGCGGTGATTGGGATGACCCAACTAGCAAGGTGCGCCTCGTATGCCATAACGATAAGTACGAAAATGTTGAGAAGGTAATCACCATTGACGACATTGCCTTGGCGCTACCTATTGCAAACAAGAAAGTTTATATGGACTTATTTGACTTTGACCAATACGATGCTATTTGCGGTGATGCAGTCTTACAGGTTGCAGTCATTGGCGATGTGGTATTTGGTTAGGACTTAAGACATGAACGACACCGAACGCAAGCAGATACAGCGCCTTGCAAGGCGAGCGCGTGAGCAACGCAACGCCACGACAGACAACGAATCGTTTGACTATTGGCAAGGCGTTATGGAAAACTTACTCAACCAACTAAAGACAGGAGATAACAAATGAGCGAACCACAATGGCTGCAAGGTGACGACATAGCCCTTGGTAAAGACGAAGAAGATACCGAACCCAACCCACAGTACGACACACTTGAGGAGATGTACGGAGATGACTAAGGAATTAGAAGTTGGTGCATTACTTAAGACAGAAACAGCCTATGACAAGGACATGAACATCACCTTTGATGGGCAAGAGATACGAGTTATCCTGCATTGGGATGACCATGATGGCTTTGATATTCAATGGCTTGACCTGGAAGGGCGCTGGATTCAGGCACCTGCATGGGCAGATAAGATTGAGGAAGATGGGCAGATGAGCATTGGCTACTTCCTTGATTCACTTGAAGCACACACCAAGAAGGAGACACCATGACAGTCTTGATGGAGTGCCTTGGTTGTGGCACGACAGTAACCAACCCAAGAATAATGAACTACATGTACGAGAAGTGTAACCCTTGCACCGAAAAGCAGAAGGACATGGAAGAGAAAGCAATAGATACTTTCTTGCATGCCGAAGCCGAGAGAAAGTTGGACAGTAATGTTTGATAACTTAAGACAGATTCATCCGCACGCCCGACTGTGGATTGTATCCGCCATCGTACTTGCCTTGGTACTTATGCTCAAAGAACCAGCCACCTTCATTGTGAAGCCACCACATGGCAAGGTAATTGCTTACTATCAGAACGATTACCAACGCTATGCAATAGACAGACTAACCGAGATGGACATGCTTGAGCAGTATCCATGTCTCTATGAACTATGGATGCGCGAGTCTAACTGGCGACCAGAAGCAAAGAACAAGCAGTCTAGTGCAACGGGGATACCTCAGTTGCTTAGTAGTACATGGAAGAATATCAAGGTGAAGCCCACGCGTGATGGCATGAAGCAGGTTGATGCGGGCTTGCGCTACATCAAACACAGATATGGAAGCAAAGGTGTGTGCCGAGCATACGCCCACCACTTAGCGAAGGGTTGGTATTAAGACATGAGTAAGTTTCAACCAAAGCACCACCGAGTTATAGCAGTAAGAGGTAGCCTCAATAGATACGGCAAAGGGTTAGTGTCTTATGTCTTAAGATATAACGCACGCCTCTGGGATGGGGCAACATGTCGAGGCATAGACACCGATGTCTTTTACCCAGCGCAAGAACTATTTAGTCGTGATGAAGAGCGCATGTTCAAACGCATGTGTGCCGATTGTCCAGCGATGGATGCTTGCTTGGAGTGGGGCTTAGCCCACGAAAGGTACGGCGTATGGGGTGGCACTACACCACCAATGCGACACAAGATGAGAAAGACTTTAGGATTGGCTATCGCAGACCCACAGCACAATCCATGATACAATAAGGACAAAGCCCGCTAGATTCTCTCCTGTCTCTGGCGGGCTTTCTTATGTCTTAAGAATCTAAATGTAATTCCTTAGCAAGCATGAACACTTCATCACTCAAGTCATCGAGAGTTCCATCGTTATAGATAACATGATTAAACATGTAGTTATCCATCGCATGCTCTGATGCATGACCATTGACAGCGCTATGGTTGTGTCGGTTGATGCGCCAAAGAGAACCACCAAGTTTCTTGATTGCATCAGCCTCATTAGGAAAGCGCACATCCGAGATAACAACTTTATCTTCTGACTTAATACCTGATAGTGCTATGTCAACCCAAAAGTTTTCACCGAACATCTTGCGACCAACCTCAGTACCTAGCACCTGCAATAGACGGCGCACCTCAGGGTCTTTTTTAGTCAAGTCCCAGCCGTAGTCCTCAACGCGATGTGCTACATGTGTGATGCTATCCAACTTAGGGTTGAGTCTAAGTAAAGCCTCACGCATAGGGTCAGCAAAAGCAATACGGCGGTATCCGTAATTAAGACATAACAATTCTGCCGTGCTGTCCTTGCCTGATTGTGCGTATCCACTTAGTCCGATAATCATTACCACTCACCACCAATCCACCAAAATCCTAGGTCAATGTTCCACATCTTAAAGCGTGGGCTTATGTCAAAACCAATACCAAAGCCAGACTTCTTGCCTGCTTGTAGCCAATACTTTCTAATCATCTTCATTACAAATCCCTCACTTCTTCTCTCGCTTGTGCATTAGAACTGCGGTGTTGTCGCCATACTGGTTGCTCTCCGCCGAGTCTATCTTGTAACTTAGTCAGCGCTCGCTTGACTCTCTTACGCATGGCTTCTTCTGTTGTGCCGTAGGTTTCAGCCAGCGCGCCAAGTTCCATACCACCATCGTCATAGCGTAGGCGTAGCAACTCTCTATCTGTGTCCGATAGTTTCTTAAGACCTGATGCTACATCTGCTAGCAATGCCATGCGATTGCCACCTTCGCTTGGTTTACTGGAGCGAGATACAAATTCATTACTTAAGTCAGGAGTATCTGTCCATCCTATGTGTGACCACACATCGCGCAGTAATTCATGCAATACCTCATGTGAGTAATAGAAAGTATCTGACATAGGCGAACGCGAGTAGCGCGAGCGCTCTTTTGCTGCATACTTCTGTGCTTCATTGAAGAAAGTCTTACGCAGTTTGTACTTAAGACTCTCCTCTGCTTCCCATTGTTCTATCTTGTTCCAATGTTCTAGCGCCCACAAAGACAGGTGTTGGTACAGGTCATCAACAGTTACCAGGTTGCGGTGCATGCGATTACTACGGGTGGCAACCTGCCGTGCCACACCATAGATTGTTTCCCATACCTTGTCCTGATTCTCACTCATCTTTAATCTCTGCCTTCTCGTTCTTTAGTTTGCGCATTGCCATAAGTAAATCATCTACGGTTATGAGATAACCTTTACTCTTATTCGGGGGAATCTCACATGTAATCGCACGACCAAACTCTTTAATGGCGTACAGCACATGGCTTGTGGGAACCATGAGTACACCCTGCTCTAGTACAAAAGCCCAGTATGCTGCCTCTGTCACCATGACACCAGACTTCTCCCAAGACTTGGACTTCATGTACCAGCACTCTACTTCTACATAAAGATTGTTAGTAACCCACCATTTTCTATCTCGCTTTACTTCTACTGTCTTTCCTTGGGTTAACAGTTCTTCTACTAACTGCTCTCCCTTTCTACCGTATCCAAAGTCTAAATCAAATGATGAGTTCTTTGCCATGTCTTAAGACCCAACGCGTTTGCGCAAGCCTTCCGCCCCTTCTTGTAGGTAAACATCATTGACATCACAGTTATCAGGCATGAACACAGGGAACACATTGTCGAGTTCTCTGCTTATGTTCTTAGCCATCTCTCTACCTGCGTTGTCTCCATCACAGAACAACATAATCTTTTCCCAGTCAGCCAATACCCGTGAGTAAAAAGGTTTCCAGTTGTTTGCCCCTGGTAGCCCGACTGCCGAGAACCCTACTTGTGTGGCAATGATAGTATCTATCTCGCCTTCGCATATAACAAGCACATCACTATCAGATTCAAGTGCCTTCACATTATAGATATGCGTGCTTGACCCAGGGCGTGAGAGATACTTCGGTCCTTGGTCATTGCTTAAGTTACGAAAGCGGATGTCAATCACACCCGATGGGGTGATGTATGGGATAGCCAACTTACCTGCGTATGGTTCATGTCCTGTTTCAGGATTCGCCACGAAGCCGAGGCGGAACATACGAGCCGTTTCCTCTGTTATACCGCGACTCGCCAGATACGGAAGCACCTCTGCTAGGCTTTCTCCGTAGTTCGTTGTTGCTTTCTCCAGTAATTCTCTCTGCGATTTTGACAGCCTCGCCATACTTGACTCCTTCTTTCTTCATAATTAGTGAGTACACATCTCCTGCCATGTCACAGGCAAAGCATCTGAATCCGCCCTTGTCAATGTTGAGTCGAGCCGACTTAACCTTATCGTTGTGGAAGGCACAGCGAACTGTGACCCATCCCTCACGCACAGGTATAGTAAATCCGTAGTGTTCTAGTACCTTAACGATGTCATGCTTAGAGTTTTGGGAGGACATTGCTGAGCCTTTGAACAACATAAGCATCACCTATTCCCTTATTACTAGCCTTAATAATCACCAATGGTGATGGTGCCAGCAGTAATCTCTTTGCCAATCGGTAGTTCTCTGCCTCAACATCTGCCTCACGCAACCAACCTGATAGGTCAATGCGACCATCACGCCGTGGTGCCTTGGCTTCAATCACATACGAATCGTTTACTGTCTTAAGAAAGACATCACCAATGTCGTTACGCCCTGCCCGAGGCAGGCGCTGTGCTTCGTAATCTAACTCAACAAACCAATCTGCTAAGTCAATCTCCCACGCTGCACCTCTACGCTTGTTCGCTGTCTGCGGACTGTTGCTCACGCTCTCTCCTCTCGGCTATCTCTACTGATGCCCAGTACAGGTTGTAGTAACCATCATCCAGGGCAAAGCGCTTCATGTGCTTTACCAATGCTGATGTATTTGCATAGACTTGTATGCCTGCTGCTTTAACCTTGCGGAAGAAGGCAATGTCCTCACCAATAAACTGCTCACCGCTTTCATTGTTCTCAGCAAACACAAAGTCTGTCTCACCAAACTTGTCATGCAATGCCTTGATAACAGACTTATGCATTAAGACCAAACCTAAACCAGCGCTGTCAACCTTAATAACTTGATTGCGTGGCAATGGATGGTGATGTTTAATCTGATACTCATGTTCACCCTCATCAAAGATAGCGGGCATAGGTTGCATGAGTGTGTTCTCCATCTGCTTAGAGATAAAGTACACACCACTTACAACTGGGCGAGCAATCTTGTCGGCGGTATCCCATAGTGTCTTGACAACTTCCTTTGTAAGTACGATGTCAGAGTCAACCCATAACGCCCAGTCAGTACCAACCTTGTTCCACATCTCAAAGGCAGCCTGTCGTTGGCGTGCAATCTGATTACCCTGCACACGAATAGCGTTGTGAAACGGAACCTCACCAGTGATGATGCTGTACACCAAGCCTTCTGTAAACTTGCCATCTGTGTTCCCATTGTCACACCAGATAACGGATAGTGTTTCCTTATTGCTGTGTGCCATCTTCAAACACCCTTTCTGATTCGTCTAGTATCTGCATTGCACCTTCGGCTAAGTCTTTCCAAGCATCACCCATAATCTTTAGGTTGATTCCGACTTGTTCGATGCACTCTTGGTCGTGTCCTTGGATGATGTGGTCAGCCATTTGGCTAACATAATCAGCAAACTGGAGGCACTCCAACCATATTGCGGCAGGGTCGTAGATTTTTCTTGTCGCCTCGTCAATGTGTTCCATAAAGTTTGGAAGTTCATTTAGGATTGTCTCCTTCATTTGAGGTGTCAACTTTGCTTTCATCACTGCTTCGGTCATCATCTCTGGAGTAAGTGACAGTTCCCGCATTAAGGAGTGTGTCATACTCATCTTGTGAAAGGTCTTTGAACCTACCCGTTTCTTTCTCCTGCCAAACATAACTCCTCCAACCCACTGTCCATGAAAAATTCTTAGGTACAAACATTAACTGTGCCTTCATGTCAATGAACAACTTGTCGGTTGGCACGGATAACTCTTCTGTTGTTGACAAAGCACGCAGTTCTCCTGCGTTCTCCGCAATCTTTAATTCCCAATTACTCATTGCTGTATTAAGTCCAAAATCTGCATACTTGCAGGGTCGTAGGACAGCCACACAGGTGAAGCACCCATGGCATCGGCTGGTCCGTATCGGTTCTTAACTGCGCACACGCCCATTGATGCTAGTTGTCCGTGTACTGTGAGTATCAAGGAAGGAGTCTGCGCAATCTTGCCATGCAACGCAGAGCGTGGCGGGCAAGGATTACCTGGGACACCTTCACTTGTATGATGGCAAACAACAACAGCAGCGCCTGTATCTCTAGCCCACCACTTGAGTTCACGCATGAGTGTGCGCAGTCCGCCGTACTCATCTTGTCCATCAAGGGTTACATCTACTGCGTTGTCAAGAACGATGAGTTCAACATCCCTACCAAGGCGCTCACGACTTGCAAGGACTGCATCCTCTACATCTTTGAGTGTTGGTGCGGAGTCGAACTCCCATAGGATGTGGTCTGCAGCCTTGAGCATTTGCCCTGCCCACTCCCTATCCATCTCCATGAGAGGTTCGACTTCGTTCTGTGGTTTGCCAGTTAGCATTGCAAGCATACGCAAACTCATTGTGTGAGAGTGTGTATCTGCTGAAATGTATAGCGTTGGGACACCAGCATGTACTGCAAGTGATAGAGCAAGTGTTGATTTACCTGCTCCTGGTGGACCCGCAATCATGCTGACTTCACCCCGCCGAATTGCTATCTGCTGCGCAGCAAGGGTTTGCCATACTGTTGGCAGCGTGGCTCCCCCTTGCGAGGCAGTCTTAATAGCACGGGATAGAAGGCGCATGGATTATGGCTGTGCCTTGTGGTTGCAAGCCTGACCTTGTGGCTGAGGGCATGCATAGAAAGCGCGGTATGGCTTGCCTGTTGACTTAGAGATACCTGCTGCAACAAAGCGCATTGGTCCTGCACCGCATGCGCAGTTAGGGATTGTGCCTGGTGCTGCTGCTGGTGCCTGTGGTGCTGGGCGCTGTACTGCACCCTGATTCACAACCTGTGCGCCTGGAAAAACTTCTTGGATTGTGTTAGTTGCACCTGCAGTACGAGCCATTGATTCAGCAGTTGTTTCCAAATCAATGAGTGCAGCAAGGCGTTGTGATACTTGGTCAAGAAGCAAATCAAGTTCTGCTCCATCGCTAGCGCGAAGGTTGATGAGCATGCCGTCTTTCTTTGTCTTGAAGTTAATCTGAATTGGTGCGTTTTCGTTACTCATTTGTTTCTCCTAGTTCAGGGTAGAGGTGGGAGTTCTTTCCTTTTACTGCATAGCATGCATGATTGACTGAACAAGTACCGCACATAAACCCAGGTTGTGGGATGAAGATATTGTTATCAACTGCAATCTTGAAGCCCTTGACATGGGTAGCCAAGCGACCTTCTGTGTAGTGGTCCAACTCTACAGGTTCAGTTAACTCCCCTGTACGAGCCATCCAGTATGCGCCCTTGACTGGGCGGATGCCCATTGTTTTCTCTGTCAAGATTGCGTAAGTACCCAACTGGGTGTAGGTAACTGGTGCTTTACTTGATGTCTTAATATCAACAACAATCAGTTCACCTTCGGGCGATACCATGAGGCGGTCAAGAAACCCCTTCATGCTTACGCCACCAACTTCTGTATTAAGTTCTGTTTCTACAGCCTTGGCTCCGTCAGGTAGTTCGTAGATTGTGTATCCACTTGTCTCACGGAACTGAACCCAGAAGTCAAGCATCTTAGGTCCATTGTCTAGCCACCAGCGAGCATCTTCCTTGTTTGGATATGCTGTGGTTTTCTTGCCACCAGCACGGAAGGGCATGCCATTGTCTGCCAGTTTGTAGTTCTCTGCCCAGCGCTGTTCAAAGACAGCACGAGAATCGAAGGCTGCTCCTGGCTCAAGGGCATCATAGATTTCTGTACCCTCGTGCAAAGACTTGCCACCTACTAGCCAGTAGGATGGGTTCTCCTGTATCTTCTGGATACGGGTAAGGTAGAAGGACCAACCACAGTTAAGCCATGTTGACATGGCGCTGTGGGAGATATAGTTCTTCCCTGTCTTTTCTTCTAGTGTCATATAACTTCCTTTCAATAGAGGAGTTTACGCTACAAAGTCTCTTCTATTGTTAGACACGCCGAGAAAAACTACAGGTATGTAATTCAATTTTCTAGTACACTCCTGTTCGTGCAGAACGGGTTAAGTATAGCCAGGCGTTGGCGTAAGCCAAAGCCAGCAAAGGCTAATTATAGGGGTGTCCCTACTCATGCTTGCCCATGCGGTGAAAAAGTTTTTATTATCCGTGCAACTTTTGATGACCATGAAATCTCTTTGTATATGTTAGATGCAGAGTGCAGCGCTTGTGGCGCTCTGCTTACTGCTCCATGTTTGGCGGACCTTGATGCCTAAGTATGACTTTCGTTGTATCAGTTGTAATGTAATATCTGAAACGCTACTCGCCTTTGATGAAAGTCATGTCGCACCAAAGTGTACTTTGTGTGGTGGTGATACAATCCGTGTGTACTCTCCGCCAGCGATACAGTTTAAAGGCTCTGGCTTTTACAAGACAGGCGGATAGATTTCTTAACTGTAGGGGAAGCGGTTAAGGAAAAACAAAAAAGCCCCCGCTAACTAGATTGCTCTAGCGCGGGGGTTTCTTTGTGTCTTAAAACTGTATTACTTCTTCAAGCCAAACTCTTTTGCTGACTTGTCAAGGTACTTAGCAGCAGGTCCAACAAATCCAGCGATGAAGGCGTAAGCCAACACCTTTGGGTCATGCTCTCCTGCCATGTACAACGCTACTACTGCTGCACCTGCTGCACGAGCATAGGTAAGAGCGACTTGCTTGAGGGTATTGATGTCCATTGTTTCTCCTTATGACTTGAACACTGGCTTGCCGAAGCCAACCACTGTTACTGCCTGTGACTTGCGTAGTTTGGAACCGTTCTTCTTCTTGAAGGCTCGTACCTTAAGACAGACTTGACCGCCGTTACGCTGGTTGCCTTTCTTATCTGGTGCTGTGTTGCCTTCAATACATGTGACTGTGCCATCGCCATTGTCTTTAACAACAATGCCAACATGGGAGATGCGGTCAACGCCATCGTTAGGGAAGTCAAAGAACACGATGTCTCCTGGTAGTGGTGTAGCGGTATCGCTTGCCAACTCCCATTGACCTTTCTTTTCAAATGCCTTGGCACCTGCAACTGTTGATACGCAGTTAGGAATCTTTAGTCCTACTTCGTTAGCACACCAGTTAACAAAGGAGCCACACCATGGCAAGAAGTTTGCCTTAGTAAAAGCACCGTACTTAGTTTCGTTATCCTTTGGACCTTCGATAACTCCGAGTTCACCCTTTGCTACTGCAATAAAGTCTGCTCTTTGTCCCATTATTCTGCACTCGCTTTCTTGTCAACCTTTGCAAAGGCTGCATTGATTTCTTCCGATGTAAGACTTCCATCTGCTAGATAGAAACGAGCAAGTGCTTCAAGCACACGGGCTGCACCAAGTGCGCCTGCAAGTGTTGCTGCTTGCCATACTTCAATACCTACCAGTGAGCCAGCGCCGATAACGCCAAGAGATTCTGCTGCAATAACAGCAAAGATTCTCATCATTACATTTTTAAATGTATCCATTATTCATCATCCTTTGGGTTGCGTAGCGGATAGGTAATTGCCCAAGCAACAAGTGTGCCTGCAATGGCATAACCAACTACTGTTTTGGCTGAACCATCAAGGACAACCCAGGCAATGAACATGCCTAGTAGAGTCCACAGTTGTTCAACCATATCTTTCATTATCTTTTTCATAAGTTTCTCCTATAGGCTGCTGCTGCTCCTGCCATGCCCGCTGCATTAACTGCAGCCTGCCCAGCAATAACTGATGCGACAATAATCTTTTCTGCTTCTTCTCTTTCTTCTTCTGACATATCGGCACCAATACTTGCCAATGCAAGCAGCGCTTGTCCTGGGTCAGTAAAGATTGCTTCAACTAATGCTGCTGGGTTTTCAAGTACAACAAGGGCTGCTGCTATCTCTGCTGTGATAACAACTTCATTGCCGTTTTCATCTTGACGAACTTCAACTGGGGTATCGGGTGGCAAATCTTCATAGGTAAGTCCTGCATCTTGAATAGCCTGTGCTGTAACTGGTTGACCCTGTGCTGCTTCAATGATTGCTTCTGCAACTACAGCCTTTTCTTCCTCGGTTGGGTTCTTGTCTGCTACCATGGGAGTATGAGATTCTTCAACAACATTATCAATAGGCTCAACAACTGGTGGAGCAACTTCTTCTGGAAGTTTAGGCTCAACAGGGGGAGGCGCAGGCGCTTCATCAACAGGCTCAGGAGCAGGCTCGGCGGGTGGTATCTCCGCCTCTGGTACTGGGTCTGGGATAGGTTCAGGTAATGGCTCTTCGGCAGGAGGTGCTTCCTCTACGGGAGGAGCAGGTTCTTCTACAGGTGGAGCAGGTTCCACTGGCACAGGCTCTGGCGCTGGCGCAGGAGGAACTGGCTCTGGCGCTGGAACGGGCGCAGGTTCAGGTGCAGGTGGCGCTGGCTGAGGCACAGGTGCAGGCTCTGGCTGTGGAGATGGCTGAGGTTGTGGCTCAGGTGCAGGAGTTGGTGCAGGCTGTGGAGCAGGCTCAGGTTCCACCGCAGGTGGAGTCGAAGGCACGCTTGGCACTGGTTCAGGGGAAGGAGTAGGTTGTGATGGGACAGGTTCTACAGGCGCTGTTGTTGTTTCTTGCGGGCTGGTTGCTGTCGCTGTATCACTACTCGCAGAAGGAGAAGGCTCTACTGTTGCAGTCGGAGTCTCGGGTGTTGGAGTTGAAGTTGCAGTTGAACCATCACTCTGACTTGGTTGCGGAGAAGGAGACTCAGTTGGAGCAGGCTCACTCGGCGCTGGAGAAGGCGATGCTTCGGCAGTCGGACTTGGAGATGGCTCTGGACTTGGCTCACTCGAAGGCGATGGTGTCACAGAAGGCTCTGGAGTGGGACTTGCAGTAGGTGTTGGAGATTCTGCAGGGGCTGGTTCTGGGGCTGGTGTTGGTGTTGGTGTTGGTGCTAAGCCAGCATAGTAACCAATAGAACTATCAGGAAGGTCATCACTAACATAAGTGGTAAATCCTGGTGCATATCCGCCCTCACAAAACAATCGAGGGATGTACCCTCTGCCACTAAAGAAACTGTTGCTGTTGTCCCATCCGATTTGAAAAGACTGGGTGCTTCCATCTTGCCTGGCACATACAACATTGGCGTTACCCTGTGCTGCATTTGCTGATGGAAAGAAAAACGATGTGCCAAATATAATAAAACAAACTGCAAGTAAACGGGGAAGTTTCACTTGAACCTTTCAGTTAGTTGTTGCGTTCACATAAGATTTCATAGATACGGTCAACGCGTTCCTCAAGTCTGTCAACGGAATCGCGGAGGCTTGACCCAGAGTTGGGTCTTAATTCAGAAAGATAATGTTTAACTAACCATCTCACTGCTGCTGTAAAAGCACCAACGATAGTAGCGATGGAAACTGCAAGGGCAGCCCAATCTGTAGGTGTCACCTTTACACCACCGTTCTGGCAACTATAGTTACAATTCCACCGTAACCTGAGAAGCCCGCCTGTGGTGGAGTTGTTCTTGTAAATGTAACTTGCTCTACTACTGCTTCGGTAGGTTCACCACCTGCAGTAAAGTCTTGGATGATAAGGGTTTCGCCTTGTGCTTCAAGTTGTTCAAGCGCTTGAAGTCTTGATAGCGCATAGCCATCAAAGCCAACTATCTGTCTGTTTCTATCTGTCTCTTTGTCAAAACAAAAAACAGGAATTTGTAGAACGCGAGCGCGGGTAGGAGTAGGCAAAGCCTTAACAGAATAACCAAGCATAGTGGCACCAAGTGCGGTATCTGTATCGTTGCGGTTAAGACGGAAAGTGAACTGGGCTTCGGCTTGAACATCGCTAAAGACTGATGCTAAGTCGTAGTCATAAATGGCTGTCGTTCCTTCTTGCACTGTTTGGAAGGCTTCATTGACACCATTGACTGTCCTAAAAATATCAATGTCTCCCTGCAACTCGCCATCAAAACGAATCTTTAAACGCTTCCATGCTTTATTTTCAAATGTATCAAAGCGAATAATACCTGTTGTTATTTCACCAGACTCAACAAGTTCTGTTTCATCTTCAATCCACAAGCCAGAGTCCTCTACGGTAAATGCTTTACGCCCATCTGGAAGGGTTGCAATAGCCCATACAGAACCACTTGTTCCATCAGCATAAACATCTTTTGCATAAGCATATCCACCAGTAGATAGTGGTGAGCCTAGATTAAAGCGTATCAAACCAGAGTGTGTACCAATTTGTCCAGCAACGCCAGCCCATACAAATTCATTGCGGGCTGTAAAGGCATAAACATTGCCCTCAGTTTCAAATATAATTGGTCCGTAAGAAAGATTAGAGTTGTCATCAACAACAGCAACACGCACACCCTGGCTAGTGCCAACCATTACGAAGGTACCAAGGTAGCCATAGAGTGATGTCAGAATCTCACCTCGTGGGAGGATGAGGACTGTGGACATTGTGCTGAGTGTGCCAGCATTATCAACTGTAATCTTAAAGGCTAAGCCCTGGTCGCCTGAGTAACCACCGACATAGATAGCACCGCTTGACTCTGTGACTGCAGTAAAGGTAAAGCCAATAGGTAAGGTAGTAGAACCGTTGACTGGGGTAAGAGTGCTGAGGTTGATACTAGAACCTGTGTTACGGTTTAACTCATAGACAAAAGTATTCTTTGCTGTGTCGGAGAAAGCAAGGATAAAGCGCTGCTTGACATAACCAATGTTTGCAGTAACAGCGTTGGCTGTGTTGATTGCATAGTCTTGGTGTAGAGCAGGAGATGCTGCATCAAATGAGTAACGCCATACTTTGGTAGGTGTAACCAACATCAAGTCGTTACCACCCATGGCTCCCCATAGAATAGTCTCAGTAATCTGGCTATTGTTAATGATTGTGGTTTCTGCACCATCAGATATGCGAATTCTTAAGACACGAATAGTCTCAGTAGATGCACCAGTTACCTTAATAAGGTAGTCAACTCCACCAATGGTTGTTGAGAATACGCCAGCACGGGAGGTTGAGCCTTCCTGTAGGGAAGTTGAACGAAGCAAATTTATTTGTCCAGGAGTCCATGGGTCAATGCCCACGCTATCTACATAGCGGAAACGAACTTCCTCTGGAGTACCAACGATTGGCTCTTGGTAGGTACTGCCTGCTCCAAGGTGGAAAGATGACTGACTTCTAATCCAGTAACCAGAACCAGAGAGTGACTGCTCACCTGGGTCACGCGAGTTATCAAAGCGCTGGGTACGAAACTCTGCAGTCTGGCGCTTGTAAGGTGTCTGGTCTGTAATGGCATAAACAAATGGCATGCCACCAATAGCCACATCAAACTTGTAGGTAGTTGGGTCATAGTATGCAGAGGCGCGACCTGAAAGGTCAATTATTACGCGCTCGGATATATCGGGTGGTCTGCTTGCCATGATTCTCCTTGTGTCTTAATAAATAATAAGTGAGCAGTTTAAACCCATGCTCAGGGATAATCATTTATTCAGATAAAGGTATTGAAACCCATTCTTGATTTAATTCAAACCATCTCCATGTATAACCCTCAATATCATTTGGCTTAGGTATAGGTGGTTCCCATTGAAATGTAGTATAATTTAATTTCCAAGTAGGAAATTGTTTAGGTGCAATAAATGCATCAAAATCAGCATTATAGAAAAACCCAACTCCAGCATAATTTTTTCTAAAGTTTCTATTATATGAAGTTTGCTTCCATAAGTTATGCCCATACAATTCAGTTAAAAAATCAATACCTGCTTGTTCAGATTCTGCACCGTCAATTATAAGTACATCATTAGATACAGCAAGTACATCAATTACATTATTGTTTTCATCTAATTTAGCAAAGTGTGCCATTATATTGTTATACTCCCTGTTCCTGTAAATGCATAGTATGTGTAACCACCGTTTACTGTACGAGTTGGTGACCCTGTAGTTCCAGCGGCTGTATAAGTTCCACTAAATCGCATAATAACTAAACCAGTACCACCGTTTCCGCCAGTACCAGTACCATTACTGCCAGTATTATTGAAGGCACCACCTCCACCGCCAGTGTTTGCAGTGCCGTTTGTAGCATTGCCTCCTCCGCCACCAGAGCCACCGCTTTGTCCGCTACCAGAACCACCACCTGCAAACCAGTAAGTTCCACCAATGTTTTGTCCAAGTGATGTAGCAGAACCCCAAGAACTATAAGCAGATGTTCCGTTTCCACCAGTACCTTGACCGTTAGTATTTCCTGCTTGGCTGTAACCACCACCGCCACCAGCGCGAGAACTGCTTTCATTGCCATTGTAAGTCTGACCACCGCCACCGTTTTGCCCTTGAGAACCAGTAGATGTGCCAGTACCACCGCTAGTTGGACCATTATTTCCACCACCGCCGCCAGAGCCACCAGAACCACCCGCGGTTCCACTACTAAAATCTCTACCAAGTCCACCACCAACAGTGGCTGTTAAAGATAGCGCTCCCCCAGTAATGTTGGATGTTGTTCCTTGAGTTCCAGCACCAGCACCACCCGTACCGCCTGTACCGCCACTTCCAACTGTTACGGTATATGTAGTACCAATACTAAATGATGTGCCAGTGTGCGCTAATAAACCACCAGCACCACCGCCGCCGCCATCACCATTAACATCAAAAGCACCAGCAGCCCCGCCGCCGCCAGCAATAATAAGTGAATCAGCACTTATTGCAGTTGGAATTGTTACAGAGTTTGTTGCAGAAGATTCTACGCTACTACCATTTGCATTTGTTGCTTTAACTTTAAATGTATAAGAAGAACCACCAGTTAAACCAGTAATGTTTAATGATGTAGAACTTGTTGTTGCAGCATTTATTGGAGTCTGGGCGGTTGCTCCAATATATGGAGTAACCGTAACTGCTGTAAGATTTTTACCACCAGTTGCACCAAGAGTCCAAGTTACATCTACAGTTAATCCAGCAAGTGTGGCAGTACCAATAGTTGGCGCTTGAGGCGTTGTTGTTGCTGTAACAGGTGCTGCATTAGCAGTATTAACAGTAGTACCAAAATTGTTTTGTGCATTACCGTATACAGTAAAAGAAGTTGCAGGAGTTAATCCAGTTAATGATACAGTTGTGTTTGAAGAACTAGCAGTAAAACCACCTGCTGTTGTAAAGGCGTTATATTGGCTAGGTGTTCCTCCACCAGAACCAGGAGCAAAAACAGCATTTAAAGTACCACCTGATGTGAAGGCAAGTGAAGTACCAACATCTGTTACAGAAATAAGTGATGGAGTTGCTGGAGGTGCAGATACTGCGACCCATGCACTGCCGTTCCAAATTTCTAAGATTTCTAATTGACCATTGTAATATGTATCACCTATTACGGGACCTGATGGGCGACCAGCAGTATTACCTGATGGGATGCCACCCTTTTGAGGGTATTGTTGAAATGCCATTATGAAATCTCCACTCCACTGATGTGAATTGACACAGCAGTTGTAGATGCAAAGCCAGTAATTACCTTAGGTGTTGCGTTAGCAGGAATAACCTGCTTAAGGTCAAAGCCTACAAGTGAGTTAGCAGGAATAGAAACAGCAGGAACAACCGCTACGCCATCAATAGCAATAGTTGCTGTTGATGCTGAGGTTGCTGCGTTAGCCAACACAATGTTTGACACAACAGTTATAGTTGATGTATTAGGTACTGTGTATAGAGTGGTACTTGATGTGGCTGCTGCTGTTCTAGCAAGAGCCTGGGTTAATGTAGCCATTAGTTACTACCTTTCCTAAAGTGCTTCCATAAGAAGCAGGGTGAGTTCGTCTTTAATACTACCTGGTCCAGTAAGGACAATATCGGTAACACCATTTAAAGTTCCTATTGTTGTACCAGATGCTATAAGTGTTGAACCAATAGTAGGTGCTGAGTAAGAACTAGTTGTGTTAATAGCAACCCAAGCACTACCTGACCACACAGCCATAACACTAGTTACTGAGTTAAAGTACATAGCACCAACAAGAAGTGTGTTGCCATCATTGTCTGTAGTTGGAGCAGTTGTTTTAGCGCCAAGATAACGGTCATCAAAATTGTCATAAGTTGTAGCAGCATCAGATGCACTTGTTGCTGCGCTTGACGCAGAAGTAGATGCTGATGCAGCACTTGTTGTAGCAGCCGTGGCTGATGCAGCAGCAGATGTAGCACTGGTAGCAGCAGCGGTTTGTGAGGCTGCTGCGGATGTGGCTGAAGTAGAGGCTGCTGTTGCTGAGGCTGCTGAACTTGTAGCCGAAGTACTGGCTGCGGTAGCAGAAGCCGCTGCTGAGGTAGCGCTAGTAGATGCTGCGCTAGCCGAGTTAGCGGCACTGGTAGCACTAGTAGAAGCAGAAGAGGCAGACGTAGATGCGGCTGATGCTGAGTTGGCAGCAGAAGTGGCTGAAGTCTGAATAGCGGCTACTGAGTTGGCTGCTGTAGTAGCGCTAGCAGCAGCGCTAGAAGCGCTTGTAGCGGCTGCTGTGGCGCTTGTAGCAGCACTTGCAGCAGATGTGCTAGCAGCAGTAGCAGAAGCGGCAGCAGAGGTAGCCGAAGTCGCAGCAGCGGCTACGCTTCCACTAATAGAAGAGGCAGATGCAGCAGCGCTGGTAGCAGATGTAGCAGCAGATGAGGCTGAAGTAGCAGCCGAAGACGCTGAAGTAGAAGCAGCCGTAGCGCTATTTGCAGCGCTGGTTGCTGAAGTAGCAATTGTAGCCACAGAGTTAGCAGCCGTTGTAGCAGAGGCTGCCGCTGAAGTTGCTGACGTAGCAGCAGAAGCAGCAGAAGTTGCTGCTGCTGTAGCGGATGTACCTGCGTTAGAAGCAGATGTTGCTGCGCTTGCAGCGCTTGTTGCTGCTGCTGTTTGGCTGGCTGTCTGTAGTACAAGTATAGCATCTACATAATTTTTAGGAGTTGCCTGCGTGTCGGCTAGTGACGAACTAGTTAATCCAGTTACAATTGCACCTGTCAGGGTGCCACCAGAAATAGTAGCAGTAGAAGTAATAGTACCAGATAGAGTCGCTCCAGCGACTATAGGTGTAGTCAGTGTTTTATTAGTAAGTGTTTGAGTAGCAGCAGTACCTACAACTACACCAGATGTAGCAAGCAATCCGTGTACTTGACCAGTTGCTTCAATGTGAGTATTAGACTCACGAAGGTCACGACCAATAATCATATGTCGGACTACAGCACCTGCTGAGTGGTCTTGCGCTGTGCCAGTAGCATCAACGCTACGAGTAATAGTAAACGTATTACTAGACGCAGCCGTAATATCTACAATTTCTTCAATGGCTGTATCTGGGTCAATGACTACGGTAAACGTAGCACCATTTATAAACTCACCTGAACCTACAGTAGCAAGCAATGTAGATGCAGATGCAACTGCCATTGATGTAGCGCCAGATGTAATAGCAGATGTTAGCGTTGTTTGTTGAGAACGAGATGTATATTTACGGACTGTCATGTGGTTGCCTATCTACCGTAGTGGACGCGGGTTGGGTACTGAAGTTTCTGCTTAAGCGATTCGTCTTCAAGACGCTGTAAGTAGAGAGTTTGCAATTGACGAGTTACGTTTGCACCTGTTCCATACGGACGCTTGCTGTCAATTTCATCTGATTGTGGAGAAGTAATAGAATTACGGGCTGGGTCAAAGAAAGAAGCAAGTCGCCAAGAAGCGCCGTAAATAACTACGTCTCTCATACTGGTTGGCAAACCAGATACACTTTCAAAATTGTCCGTAGGGTTTTGTAACTCTACTGGCATGTGTGAATAAATAATATTAATAGTACGACCTGGAAGAACGTTGTCGTAAATAGATACGGTCTTACCAGTTGGAAATGATGGAGCATAAGCAATTGGGTCCCAACGCCATTGGCGGATAGGCAGCCATTCAAGTGTTGGTCCAACTGATTGCCATGCCATTGAAAGAATCTGAATGGCTTCTGACGGTACAGGATAAGTTGTACGGCTAGCCAAGAAAGATACTGGAGTAGAACCTACTGCATACACCTTTGGGTACACAGAATTAATTGTGTCGTTAATTGCACGCTTAACAGCCTGACGTGGGTATGTAGGTGCAATTGTAATCTTAGAGTTTACGCTATGTGCTGCTGCTGTTGTGCCATTATAACCGCGACCATAAGGAGCAATGCTTACTGTGTTTGATTGACGGTCATATGAATCTACCCACATCATTTCGTCATCAATTTCAATAATGCCTTTACCAATGTTTTCAGTAGATGCAACTTTAATGCTAAGGTCACTGCTAGACATTTCAGTAGTAAGATAAGTAGCGCGGTCTTGACGGTAGGTAAAACCTGCAAGGTTTAGTTGCGTGTCATTAATAAGGTCAGTTAACGTAGTTGCCATTAGGAAGCGATAGTCCTTAATGCGGTAACGATTTCAACGTACTGGTTAGGAGGAAAGTTCATTCCAGCCAGTTCGTTAGCAACTGCGTTATTCGCCTTGTAGTCTTTAGCAGCACGGGTTGGGTCTGCTTTGAAATTAAGAGCAGCGGTCATTCCCAGTCCTGGGTCAGTGCCACACCAATCATTTGCTGCACCAGTATCATCTTTATATGTAAGACGATTTGGGTATTCGCCACCATTGGCAAGACGATTTAATTCATCACGTAGTGTTGAACCTGGAAATCCATAAAGAGTGTATGTAGTTCCATTGTACGTAGCAGTACCGTATGTAGTCATTACTTGCCTTTCTTTTGTGCGGCTCTCATATTGTCTACAAGATTAGGATATTTTCTGCCAGCCTTTTTAGCGGCAGCCTTTGCTGACGCTTTGGCAGCAGGTGTAAGTGGTGTTGATTTTTTCTTTGGGTTAGGTGTTTCCCAAACTTTTTTAGCCATTACCATTTAACCTTGTCTGCCCAATATGCAGCACTCATCTTGCCTTTAGCAATGTTCTTAGCATGACGGGCTTTAAAAGAAGCCTGACGTGCTGTTGGTTTTTTATCACCAGTAACTCCCTGTTGACCAAAGCGAATAGTCTTGACCGTGCTACCTTCTTTAGCAACAACTACGTGGCTCTTCTTTGGGTGGTTTGGTGTGCGCTTAGGCTTGTTAAAGCCTGACACTCCTGCTCGCTTTAGTCTAGGGTCTGTCATTTACTTACGCTTTCCTTTACTGTCATAACGTGCGCCTTTTACAATTGCTCCAACTGCTTGTCCAAACTCAGCCTTAGCCTTGTTATCTTTAGGCTTAACACCCATAACAACACCCTTGCTAGTATGACGTGGAGTATTCTGCGCAGCATCTGCATCAAGAATATCTTTGACAACAGCCTTAGCATATTGTCCAGTTTCTTTTACAGCATTACCAAAGTAACCTGCAATAGGCTTGTAAATCTTATTTATGTTTGAACGGTCATCCGCTGCGCGGCGTGTACCCGCCATTAGAACTTACCGCCACCTACTGTAGGTTGTGTGTAAACACCCTGCACTACAGTTGCTGGACCGTTAGCGGTTCCTGCTCCTGAGCGTGGTGCTGACATAGGGGCTTGTCCTGGTCCTACTCCGCCACCAAAGTCCTTGTTAACAGCAGACTTGTCTGTAGCAGCCTTACGTACTTTTGCTGGTACCTGTAGTCCAGCACCAAATACGTTTGAGTTCATATATTCATTAGCCATGTTTAGTTTCCTTTTCCGTATGGTGCTGGTGTGTTCCAACCAGCGATTACGCTTGCATCTGAGTTGTGTAGTTCTTGTCCACCAATAGATGAACCGCCAACATAAGACGGGGTTCCTGCACTCTTGGTGTTTGTACGCACTGGTGCGTCAATAGTTACTGGGCGGTCTGCGCATCCACATGCTGTGCACATAATTACTTGCCCTTCTTCATTACGCGCTTACGAAGAGCCATGTCCATACGCATGTCTGCCTTAGCAGATGGCTTCTTGACATCCATCTTCTTGTCAGCCTTCTTGAAGGCGGACTTCTGCGCTGGCTTCATACCCATCATCATCTTCTTATCCTGTGCCATGTCTTTCTTCATTGACATAGCGGCTGCCTTCTTCTTTGCTGCCATTAGATTTGTCCTATCTCTTTCATTACTGCTACGGTTTCTTTATTAATTTGTGTTGCCTTTGGCATAGTCTCACCACTGTAAGGTCTGTTAAGAACCTCTGATGCTTCTAGCGCTTTCTCTACAGCCTTGCGTGAAGTTGCCTCAGGTTGTACACCTTGAGCACGTGCATCTCTGTAGAAATCTAGTTCTTTGTCCCACTTCTTTTGAGTGATACCAGCATTTATAATGTGACTTGATGCATCACCAGTTGCTAATTGTAATCCTTTAGCCTTGCAACCAAAGCAAGGGTTATTATCACAATCACTGTGGTCAATTTGTTTAGCCTTGTATTCACCAGCATCTTCCCATGCTGTTTTTGACGTAGCATCACAACGGGTACAACCCCAAAGTTCTACCGTAAAATGCATCTGCCCATCTACTAACGTGTAGCCATCTTTAACTACTTTGCCAACATGTCCCTCTTCAATACACTTACTCATTATTCCGCCCTTACGTATGCTCCATATCCCTGAGCAATTAGTTCTTGAGCCTGATATTCAGGTATGACATATTCATGTCCACCTAAATAAAATATGTCGGCATCTGCAATTACATCTTCTGTGGGAAAAGTTGTTTCAGACCATACGCCGTTGTTGCGTTGTAGACTCTTACCACGTGTCAAGCGATAACGAATGAACAAACGTCCACCGCCTGCTGGACCGTACTCCTCCGTTGGAGGGGTTAAGATATAAGTAGTCATTAGTCTCCTATAGTTGATTTACTATAGGACAGCGAGATTGCTCTCCCTGCCCTATCGTCAATTAACTATTGTTTACACAAAGTCAATTGATGAAGAAGTCTCTACGCGGTAGAGTGCTTCCTGACGGTAGATAGCGTGACCAAGTACGCCGTACCATCCGAGTGGACGGTGACGCATCAACTTGTCAACGACTGGTCCGATAACAACATGTGGCTCCTCAGCAACCGCTTCAGCAAGTGCTTGCTGTCCAGCAAAGTAGGTGTTGAACACCTTTGTTACTGGTGTGATTGTGATAGCAGTTGTTGCTGATACAGCGCCAGTGTTAGCAATTGTTACTGTTACTGATGTTCCATCAATAGCAGCAACCTTTGCGCCTGAAGCAATACCTGTACCAGATACCTTGTCACCAACATTTAGACCTGATGTAGATGTAAATGTGATAACAGTTGCTGCTGATGCTGATGTAGCAGAAGCAGTTGTACCTGATGTAGTGCGGTCAGCACCTGTCTTGTCAGAGAATAGACGTGGTGATTCTACGTAGAATGCACCTTCGTATGTTCCTAGTTCGCCTGCCCAGATAGCATCATTTGACTGATACTCATGTGGCTGACGCCATGAACCAACGCCTGTTTCCGCACGTAGGTCAAGAGCAACTTCTGGGTGGATACCAGCCCAGTAGAGTGAACCCTTGCGTGGGATAGCCTTGTTTGAACGCAACTTAGCAGTTGTCTTACGTGCAAGAGCAGATGTGAAAACATCTGAAGATGTAAGTGAACCTGAAGTTGTTGCTGTTCCGCCGTAAAGAACATTGGTAGAACCAGTGTTTGCGGAACCGTTAATGATAGAACCTGCTGCACGGTCAGCGAGAACATTCTGCGCTACTGTGTCAATTGAGTCTGCCATGTTGAACGCAATGATGTTAGCGATTGCTGGGTCTACATCAGCAAGGCTGAAGAGTTCCAACGCACGTGTTACGAGTACTGCGTTACCACGCTCAACGAGTGTGATTGTGGTGTATGTTGGTGTAGCCATTGCTACAGCATCTGGGTCAACTGTTTCTGTTAGTGAAGCAGTAGTCTGTGTCAAGTCAACATAACGCTGCAAGACAACTGATGAACCAGGGATGCTTTGACGGGCTGGAGTCTTATCTGCGACTGAGCGGATGAGTGGTTGCGCACGTAGTGCGAACTCAATCAGACGGTCATATGCCTTCTGGACAAGACCTGCTGCTCCTACTGTACCTCCAAGCGAGTTGGAAGCGGTAGATACATATGCATTAGCCATTTATTGCACCTCCTTCTGAGGGTTTAGTTCGGTTGAGTTTTACTGAAATTCGCCCGATTGAATCATTGCAATAATCTCATCAGCGCTTTGAGCGTTGTTAAGACGTAGCAATGTGTCATCTGAGCGGTCAGGCGTAAACGCCTGCTGAGTAACAATGTCCTGCTGGCGTAATGCCGCACGGTCAATTGTTTGTTCAGGCGTCTGTTGCTGACGTACTTGTAGTCCGAATACTTCGGCGTTATCATCAACCCAGTTAGAAACTGAATCTTCTGTAATGTCACCATCTAGTTCACGGACAATCAAGCGTGCAGCCTTTGGACTTACGCCTTTATCTTCTAGGACTTTCTTAATGACGGTCTCACGTTGAGCCTTATCAAAGGCTTCAAGTTTTTCTGTGAGTTCTTTAATACGCTTCTCATCTGCACGCTTAGCCTTACGCAATTGTTTCATTGCATCGCCATCATTCAGTGGAGTTGTATCCATTTCGTCTTCTTCTTCGTCCCAGTATTGGTTGGTCATAGCAACCGTTCTCCCATTCTTCATTAGTTGAATCGCAGACCACAACATAGTTCGGGGAAACTGTGTTGGCTTCTACTCCCAGTCTGTTACGCCGTACGGGGCTGGTCGGTCCGTTCGGGATTTTAGTTAGAATCTACCTTGTGTAGATTGTGCAAGACCAGCGTTACCTGTCATGCCTGTGCTGCCACTAAAGGCTGCTCGTTCCATAGACTTTAAACGCTTACGCTTTTCTGCTGCGTCTTGGTTCTGTTTAAGGAACTCAGCCTCACCAGTGGCTTGGGTATAATCAATACCTGCTTCACCATAGATGTCGCTAAGTTTTTCAGATGCAGGTAATACGCTCTTAATGTCTGCGTATCCTGCTAATGCAGCAGCACGGTCAACACCATAATCAGCAAGACCCAGTGCATCAGTAGCACCCTTAAAGCCTTGTCCAATTGCAGCAGCACCAATCTCAGATGCAGTTACCTTACGCTTTAATTCAGGCAAAGCCTGAACTGGATTAAGGAAGTATGAAACTAAATCCTTATCATCAAGAGTTGGGTAGTATGTTTTCAACTCTTTCATAATTGTAGGGTCAGCATTTTTTACACGGTCAACTGCTAAACCAATACGGTTTTTAGCCTCAAGCGCTGATACGTCATTACCAATAAGTGTTGCCATTTGCTGACGTGTAGCAAGATTTTGTACACCGTACTCTTTAAAGTACTGTCCATAATCTTTTTCTTGCTGAAGATATTCACCTTCTGATAGTGCATTAAGCCCTGCTTTAACGCGGGCTTCATTGCCAGCAAAGCGCTGCTTATATACACCAAGATTACGCATGCCAAGTATGGCTGCGTTTGGTCCTATGTTAGGGTCAATGATTGATGATTCAATATAGCCAGATAGTTCGGAAAGTTCCGCATCTGTAAAACCATATGAACGCATAGTATCTTGTACTAATGCAAATGCATCACGTTTTTCTGCACGGTCTGCTGCTGCTTTAGCAAGCGCTGCTTGCTCTGCATCATAACGTTCTTTATTATCTTCGGCTTCTTGGTCTTTAATTTTAGTACCAGCCTGAAGAAGAGTGCGCTTACCGCTCTTCCATACTTGGTAAATGTCACCCGTAGTAGGGTCAGTATAAGTACTAACTACTGAATCATTTGGGTCTGGCTCGTCTTCGTTGACTTTCTTGGTAGTAATTGGTCCACCAATTTTACCAGTCTTAGGGTCGTATGTACGCCCAAGTTGCGCAGCCAAAACTTTGTTAGCAGCAAACTGGTCTGCTTTATCTTTGGCAATTGCTGCTTGTTGTGCTTTTGTTTCCGCTTCAACAGCAGCCTGTCGTTGTTCCGCTGCTTTAATTTGTGATTCTATTTTAGCAATTTGTGCTTTTGCATCTGCAAGAACCTTAGCAGCATTAGATGCTGCCGTAGGTGTTGAAGTAGGCTTAGGCGCAGGAGATGGCGAAGGCTTAGGTGCGGGAGTAGGTGTTGGTTTAGGTGTTGGTTTAGGTGCGGTTGCTGCCGCACGTGCTGCATCAGCAGATGTAGCAACAGGCTTTGGTGTTGGTTTAGGTGATGCCATTATCCTACCTTGCCCCATGTCTTGAGTAGAGTATTAATAAAAGATGCTGCCATCTCATTAGCCTTTGGCGTTTTACGCCACTCTGGTTTAGAACGTACTCCAAGAATGAAGTCGTTGTTAGAGTAAATCTTGTCTCCGCTAATTGCATTCTGTACATCTTGGTCGTATACGTTTACGCTATTGGCTACCAATCCGTATTCATTTTCTTTCATACGCTGGAAGTTAGATGCAATATCAGTAACCTTTAAACCCTGGTCAATATATGGAGCAAGGGTCTTAAACTTAATCTTGGCTGCCTGCTTAATGCTGTTAGCCTCTTGCTCTAGTCCAGTTGCCATAGCATCAGGGCTAATGCCTGTAGTTACACCACCTGGTTTAACAGCCTGACGAGAACGCTGAAGCAAATCGGTATGTGTTAGTTCAATACCATAATCGGCAGCAACTGCACGCAGTTTGCCATATGATGCACCAATAAGTGCACCTGCTTCTTCAAGGTCATCAGCAGCAGTCTGTGTAATACCAGTACTAAGAACAGTTTTTAATTTTGTTTTAGGGTCTGTTACTACAGCACCATTAACTACAAGACCAAGACGCATATCAAGACGGTCTTGTTCAGACATCTGTGTGTATGCAGTAGTATTGCTAGTACGGTTTCCAAAGATGTCAGTTGTGCTAGTGCCTGTGCTTTGACGCGCTAGTTCAGCCTTGTGCAGGCGCTGCCAGTACTCTTCACGTAAGGCTTTGACTTCATTAACAAGTGCAGGGTCTCCGACATACTGCTTAACAGTACGGTCAAACTCAGCGTATGCATCTTCTTTAACAGTAAGACCACTAGTACGTGCGCTTTCACTTGTAGGTGAAGCCATAGGAATACGTGTTTGTACAAACGAATTAAAGTCATACATTTTGGCTTGCTTATTGCCTTCGGCAATTTGCTTACCAGTGTTGTAGTTGTCTACAGATGCAGCCATCAAAGCCTTCTTGATAGCCATTTGGAATCCTAAGTCCTTATCGGTCATAGGTCCAGCAGCAATAGAAGTCTTAAACGCACTCTGTGTAGCGTAGTAAGACTTTAACTGTGTCTTAAAGTATTCAATGTTTGCACGCGGAATCTGAGCAAGAATCTTGTCAACTTCTGAATCAATGTCTGTTGTAGTAAAACCAATCTGGTCTCCAGCATCACTAAACTTTGGCAATACAACAATAGCCTTTGGCTGTGTATTGCTAGCAGTTGGACGTGTAGATACATATGGTTCGTTAGATACAGCACCTGCGCTACCAGCGCTATTAAGAACAATAGAGCCATCTGTAAATGCTTTATAGTCTTTTTGAACACCAGTAGGCAACGGCTTAATAGGGTCTGTGCTACCTGTACCTGGAGCACTTGTGCTAGGTGTAGGGGTAGGAGTCTTTGTTGCTTTAGGTGTAGGCTTTTTAGTAGGTTTAATAGCATTGTTTGCTGCAACAGCAGGACCATATGATGACGCTGGAGATGGTGTTGGAGGTGTTGTCATCTTTATCCCTTACTCATTGCTACAGTTGGAGTTGTATATACATCATCAATCAAAGGTTTGATAATGCTTTGGTATGCTTCAGTTAGCGGAGCATTGCCCGCTGCAAAGTTCTTAAGGTATTCAAGACCTTCATCACGTACTTTATTAACGGTTTCTTCACCGTTGAATTGTGAGCGTACATTGGTATCTTCTAATACCATTAACATACGGTTTGCTAATGCTGTCATTTGAGCCATCTGCAAACGCTGACCCTTAGGTAACTTGTCAAAGTACTTAGGGTTATTAACCATCTGGTCTAGGTGGTTAAAGCGAGTAATTAACTCTTGACGTGGAATAACTGGATTAGTACCCAATTGAAGGGCTAACGCTGGGTTAGCCTGCTTCATAGCAAACTTAATATCACGTGCTTGACGCAAGACTTCTGAACGGTATGTTGCATAGTTGCGGTCTGGGTTATTAGGGTCATTAAACAATGCCTGAACCTGACGGTCTACGTTATAGAAATCATTACGTGCACGAACCGTTGCTATATCAAGAAGGTAACGCTTGAGTACCCCACCATTATCATTAAACGGGTTAGTCTTGCCAGGGATAATATCCGCTGCTTCAAGATACTTAACTACAGATGGGTCGTACTTACCAATGTTAGGAGCAAACACCCAAGCAACATCTGAGTAATCACGGAGCAATTCCGTGTTCTTCATAGTCCATAACTTAGTTTCTTTGGTGTATGAAATGGCTGCTTTAGCAGCCTTATTGTTTGCGCCTACAGTGTAAATCAACTTATCTGGATTAGACGCCGTAAACATTGATACTGCTGTACCAATAGGGTCATCCATATAGTAACCGTACTTAGAGTTAACATCAAGAACAGCGCGAAGTATATCGCTAAACTCTTGACGGAAACTAAGAATACCTACTTTGCGTAGTTCATTTGGAAAATCAGGGTCATTAGTACTAAGGCTTGTAGGCACAATAGTATTAAAACCAACCTTAACAGAAATAAGATTGTGTGCTGCAATACCTAAACGGTCATAGTATTGCTGTACCTTTTCTGCATTTTCCCAGTCTTCTGGCTTCATCTTTGTAGTGCCAGATACTTCTAGGTTAGCAGCCGCTTGCATAAGCGTAGTAGCCTGAATACCAGTTTTGTGTTCTGGGTCAAACTGTGCCCATGCATTACTTAACATAACTGGAACTATTGAACGTGCCCATGTAGTGTTATCTGAACCTGGACCAAGAACAATATTGTCAATGTTATCTGCAACCTTAAGGATTGTTTCATTACCTAGTTCACGTCCAATGACGTTAAACAAAGCCTTAACAGTAAGGGCTGGGATAGCAATAGTAGGACCAGTAAGTGATGGAACACCTGCTGCATCATTGTATGATGGGTTAAGTAAAGATATTTTTGCGCTGTATTGGTTCCACTGTGGCTGCTTAAAGAAGTCCCAGTTACCTTGTGCTAGATTAACAGCAGCCTTTACAGGGTCTGTTAGCGCAGTAAGGGCAGGTGCAACCATGCCCCAGATAATGCCATCATTAGGAACCATTACATACTGGTTGCCCTTATCATCTGTATATACAACACCAGAGCCAGACATTGCTTGGCTCAAGTGACCCGTACGGTAGATAACCTTGTCAGGGTGTGCAATAAGATAACGTGTATAACGGCGGATATAGTCTTCAGATGCACGGTAGAAACGTCCAACACCACGTAGATTCCACGCCATTTGTGAGCGTACATCTGGGTTATCAGCATACTTCATTAGTTCATCAGCAGCATTGTGCGTAGCACGGCTATCAAAGAATAGGTCAGCCTGCAATCTAGCAGCATCTTCATCTGCACCGCGAGCAATAAGGTCTTTGACCATTTGTGCTTCATCACCCTGCATCTTGCTGCGTTGCTCCATTACCTTGATACCAAATGCATCAGCACGGTACAAATCGGTAAGTTGCTTGTCCATCATCTTCCACGGAATCTCACCAAACTTCTTGAATGCGCTTTCAGCGCTATCAATAAGCCCAGGAAAATCGTATTGAGTCTTTAACATACCCTGAATTGGGTAGTCTTTAACTAATACTTCAAAGTCTGAATAAGGCATCTGGCTGACATGGTAGGAAGGTGACTTCATACGTGCTTCATAAGCACGGCGAGCCTTCTCTGTGTCTGCATTCTTAGGCAATGGCTTGCCTGCATAGTCACGTAGGTATTCGTCTGACTTCTGGAAGTCGCTGCGCTTTTTAATCTTTTCAGCAGCCTCATCCAACTTACCACGAATAGCATCTATAAGTGGACGATTAAATGTTTCAGCAGAACCGTGGAATACTACATACAATTCACCCATGCTCTTGCGTACAATTGCATCTGTAATCTGTGAAGCAGACTTACCTGCTGCACGTAATCCAAATGTCTGACCAAAGCGACCATTAAATCGCTTGATAGATGTAAGCAACTGCTCTTGTGTAATAACTTTTTCAAAATCTGTACCAGGGTTAAGTACCTTGTCTACAACAACCCAAGAACCGTCAGACTTTTTAGTCCAACCAATTAGTTCCATAATCTCATCTGTATAAGCAGCACCATCAGCAGCGGTCTCAAGACCGTTGTGCTTGATAAACAAAGAACCAAAGTCAATGACTGGACCATATGATGTTTTAAATACGTTCTTACCAAAGTAACGGTAGAAAGCGTCATAGTGAACAGCAGTACGCTCTGATGTTGTGAGCATCATCTTCTCATCAGTAAGGAACTCGCCCATATCCTTACGACCCCACTCTTCAACAGCCTCTGTGAGTGGTGACTTGCCGTACATTTCAGCCTGAATTGAACCTTCAACCATAGTGTTACCAAATGAACGTGCTACTTGTGACTGCACCATGCCTTCAGTGGCATGTGAGTTGTTCATAAGGTGTGTTGCTAGCCAGCGTTGTTCTTGTTCAGACAACTTACCAGCATACTTAGCAATAACCATGTTGGCTAAACGCTCTTCGTATGTACCGCCAAAGTATTCATCAGCAGAAACTAACTGCTGACGTTCAATAACCTTGCCGTTAGGCAATGTGTAACTAGCATCAACCATCTGAGGCTGCTGCATAGCACGGCGTTGAGCAGGAGATACGTACTCTGCTGGGTTTTTGCCAGCAACAGAAAGCAATTTGCTCTTTACAAGACCGTAAGTTTCAGTACTTCCACGGTATGCAGCAACTGTGTTAGAGATTGCAGCGCCTTTGCCAGTAAGAAACGCAAAAATTGAACTTGGTTGCTGTGTCATAGCAGCAATTGTGCCTTCATCAACAGCAGACTTAAGACCTAACTTAGGAAATAGCGTTAACTTAGTCCAGCCATTCATAAGAACCTGTGCCCAAGCAGCATTAGTTAGTTCACTAATACCAAAGTGGCGGCGTAAACCAGCATTTAATGTAACGTTGCTGTGTACCCACTCTGCAATTTCATTAAAGTTAGGCATAGACACACCTTCAGTGGTGTGTAGAATCTGACTTGGACCCGTAGGTACGTCAATCATTCCTTCGGAAAGCAAATGCTCTGGCATTTTAATATCTGAGATTGGACCCATACCCTTGATAGGGGCAAAGATAGACTCTAGCCATGCACGCTGTACGTCTAATCCCTTAACAGTTGAGGCTAAACCTATCTTGTCTGTATAAAGTTTAAACATAGAGAAAAGCATATTGATACGCTCTTCTGGAGTAACGCGTAGGTAACGCTCTGTAAGAAGGTTGGCTCTAAACTTATCGCCAATGATTACACGTGCAAAGTCACGAAACGCTCCAGCAGACTTAATAACCATGCCGTCTTCTGTATAAAGCATTACGTTAGTTGGGTGCTTAGACATTGCTGCGTTGTACGCACTTTGTAGTCTATTGCCACTAGTAGTAAGAGACTTAATAACTTCATCTTGCTTAGGGTCTATGAGTCGGAACTCAGGACGGTCAGCAAAGTACTTATCAAATGCCTTAGCACTTTCTAGCACTTCTTCTGGAATAGGGTCTTTACCAGCAGCAACACGGCGTTCAACGCCGTTGAATATCTGGTCAAAAGTTTCTTTAATGCCTGTAGTAATTTTACGTGTAGAACGTTCAATGGCTACGTGGTTTTCTGTGTAGTAACGTGAGCCTTCTACGCGACCAGAGATAATATAGTTCATATGCTCGCCCTGCTCAAAGAACTTAATTATTGTAGGCAGGTCAGTAATTGGAACTAATTTTTCTTCGTCATTAAGTACTTTAGTTTTCTGTAAAAGATTTAATACGCCTTCGTCATCATACTTAGGATAATCACGAGCAATACGCATACGAGCAACAGCGGCTTCAGCATCATTACCTGCCTCACGTGCAGTACGTAACGCAACAATTTCTTTGGCTAGACCATCATGTAGCGCTGCTACTTGTGGGTCTGCAAACAAATCTAGTACGCGAGTAGCGTTGTTGTTTTTTCCAGCGTTAACAAATGTCTCTGCAAGTTTTTCAGACTTAAGAACAGCCTTGCTGCTACCACCAGTAAGCCACGTTAGTGGGTCAACTGCAATCTGGTAGGCAAAGTTAATTGTTCCTGAAGGAGAAACATACTTGTCTTTAGAAAATGGATTAGGGTTAGCAATAACCCACTTATCAATTTCTTTAGACTTTTCAAATGCACGATAACCTTCAGTATCAACAGTGCCAGTAAGTGCACTAAGGCTTAGCGGAATAAGTGACCATAGGCTACCCTCTGAAGGTGGGTGTTCCTTGTTCATCCAGTTTGTAAAGTCGTTACCTGGATTAACCTGACCAGCCTTGTGCTCAGCAAATGCTGTCTTCCACTCTGTGCCATTTTCAGACATCTTGCGGACAGCACTAATCATCTGGTTATCTAGTGGACCATACTCACGAAGAATGTCGCCTGGCTTTTTGCCATCAATAATTCCACGGATAAGATAACTGTCGGCTTTACCGTACTTGCCCTCAAGTTGCTTGAGCATTTTGGTATCCCACTGGTTGTGACCATCCCAAGCATCTGTCCAAGTTTTTCTTGCAAGCAGATTTTTAAAGTCACCAGATGTAGGTTTTTGGTCATCAAGTACGTTAGATAACATTTTATACGGAAGGTTAATACCTTTGTAATATGTATCAGCAACATCAAATACCATACGGAATGGCTCGGTTACTGTTTGAAGAGCAGCCTTACCAAGCATGCCAAGAATACTTGGCGGTGCTTTTTGATATGTAGCACCTTCGTTAATAAACATAAGACCCTGTTTAATCTGTGGGTCTAGTTTGTTGTATGCTTCCCATGCTTTACCAGCATCAGTAATACGTGTAAGTTCGCGGTCTTTATTTAAAAGACGCTGAATGTTTTCCTGAATAGCACGTTCTTCTTGTGTGGGCTGTCCCGCAAGGGAGGCTGCATACAGCGTTGGGTTTTTTGTTGCAAGAACGTTATTAACAGGTTGAGGTATTGGCTGATTAGGATTTATCAGAGACATTACGCCAAGTTAATTCTATTGTAGATAGCCTCTAATTGACCAGTCGGGTCATTCTTCATCATGTTATAAATAACAGATGCAGGGTCTGGTGGTTGAATACCACGAATACCAGTTAAGTCTAGCCCTGGTCCCATACCATAATCTGCACCAGCAGAGATAGGTTCATCTGGAAACATTGTAGGAGCATCTAAAGGAATAACATCAAATGCATCTGGCATTCCTGCCATTGGTGCACCAGCCTGTTGGTCATTTAGCGCTTTGTTTTCACCATATTGAAAGCCTGTATATTGCTGCATTGGCTGTTGCATTCCATCAATTGCACCACCATCTGTGCGCTGCGAAAGCGCACCTGGTCCTGATACAGGTGCTGGATTTTCAGGTTGACGATAACCACCGTGTCCGTTAGCCATTAGTCTTCGTCCTCCTCATCAATATGATTTCTAATATCATCTAGTGTTGGTTGCTGCACCCATGTAGGATATGATTCAGGTGTAGCAATTAACCACAACGCATCATCTCTACTAAAACCTGAGCGGCGTAATGATTTAAAATATTCATTTAACCAGATTGAATGTTCATCTAGTTTTGTATATTCTCTTTCTTCAACTTTGCGTCTACGAGTAACTGGCTTCTTCTTAGGGGTTGCCATTGTTTACTCCTTATCTTGGACGCTTGTTACTAATCTGTGCACTAGAGCGAGCAGCACCGCTGCCTGTCATTGTGCTAAGTAATGTTTGTAATTCTGGTTTTGCTGGAGGCATAGCCGCTCCACCTGGAGCGCCTCCTACTGGTGGTTCACCAGGAGCAGAGGGGACAGGTTGCTCAACTGATTCAGCAGCACCAGCAGGAGGATTCTCAGGTGTGAACACATCTTCAATTGCCTCTTCAATGGATACACCCTTCTTACGTGCTTTGATTACATCTGCAATCTGTCGCACTAAGTTAGATGGGTCTTGTCCTTGCATAGCCATTTGAGGAATTGCTTGTGTCATCTGCTGGAGTGAGCCAACAAGAGCCTCTCGCATTTTTTCAATTTCTATCTTCTCTTGCTCTAGTGTTACGTTAACTCCAAATGGAAGTTCACGCATAGCCATATCCTTAGAGATAAGACCGCCACCTAAAGCCTGAAGCATAAAAATCAAACCTTGTGCTGGGTTAAGACCAGCGAGCATTCCGTAACGTACATCTGCGGAATAATCTTTTTTGATGTCTTTGCTTGGCAAGTATGTAAGAACATACGGTGAGCCTGCATCTACACCACGAATAGTTTTTTCAACATTAAAGAGTGCTTCATCTGCTTTGAAGCAAAGCGTGATTACATCACGAAGCGCAGCGGCTAAGATAGCCTGCGCAGATTTTACTTGAGTATCAAATGCACCAAGTAGTGCTTGTACACCCTGTCCAGTGACAATGCTTGCATTAACGTTACCAGTACGAGACTCTGGGTAACGAGCGCCAACGCGTAGTTCTTGGTTAAGAATATTCTGCTCAGTAAATGCGCCTTGTGGAAGTGTAAGTTCTACACGGCGTACGCCTGCTGGATTTGCCGTACGAATAACAGCATCTCCACCAAGTTGTAGTTCCTGGACATCTTGTGGCAAAACAATTGGTGCTTGTACTGACTTCTCTGCTGCCTCCATTGCAAGTAATGCAAATCGGTTGCGAAGCAACTGAATACCAAGTACGTCATCAAACTGTCCACGCAATTCACCATCTACAGATGGTCGCTTTGCGATAACAACATTCATAATGCCAAGTGGGTTTACCGCTTGAGATAGAAGCATGTTGTTTCGGGATGGGAGGTATAGCACAGACTGGTCTTTGTCATAGTAGCGAATCATCTCTACCATGCCATTGAGGTCTTGCTTCCAACCTAACTTGCCTAGAAGTTCATACTCATGTTCTGGGAACATAGCCACTAGTTCACCTAATGTCATTGAGTATCGTTTTGCAAAAGCAACGCAACGTCCGTAGCGGTCAAACTCTGGGTAAGCACCTACTGGGTTTTCTAGTCGGATACGTGGCATTTGCGCTTCTTCATCCAGTTCAATAATGAACGGGAGGAATCCATATGTGATGTACATGTCTGCACCGTTGTACATCTGTACTTGCAAATCTGAGTGCTCAAAGTAATTTGATGCAATGCGGGTACGCTTGTCAGCAAAGTTACGAGCACGGTCATTAGTTTGGTTAGCAGCAGAGCAGTTAACCGCTGGAAGCGGTGCAATAACTTCAGACAAGTCGCGTGCAACAATGTCAATAAAGTTAGCAACTACGTTCTGGTCAATGCCATCTGGAAAGAAGTTAGGGTAAACCTGTGAGATTTTTCCCTGACGTACCATCTGCACGTCACCGTTGCGCTGGTCGCGCCCATTGGCGCGGTAGCGTAGCGTGCTAACACGTGCACCAATCTGGTCAATGCTTAGCATTTAGTATCCTATCCGTATTGTTCTTGCCATTGTTCTGCAAAGGCATCATCTAAGTTAACCGCAACGCGGGTATTCATTTGTGCCCTAGTAGCCCAACGGTTGTTAAGATACTGAGACGTTCTGCTTGCTTGTTGCATCAACTCACGTGCTCTAATTACAGCAAACCACAAAGCCATGACGGTATCCGTCTTGCCTCTAGTCTCTGGTTTCCAGGTAAGTAACTGTTGAGTTAAAGCCTTTAGTCCTTCGCTGCCCTCTGATGAGGGTAGTTCAATAATGTGATTGCGTTGATGTTTGCCCTCGCGCTCCGTGCCAAAGAGGTTTGACATGGAGGCAACGCCGAAAGATGTGTCCCACTTGTTCTTGCCTGTAAAGTGAGCATCAAGGCGTACGCCGTATTGAGCGAGCCAGTTTCGTAGTTCATCATCAAGCGCGTAGGCTTTCTGGTGCGCATTGATTTCCACGCGGAACTCTTGTGGGTGATACTTCTGAACCAACTCTTCAATTGTTGCTCTAATCTTCTGGGGTGTTGGGTCTTCCATGTTGATACAATCCAACACATAAATCTTGCCGTCAGCACGGTTGTAGTTAGTAACTACGAATGCGGAGTTACCAGTCATAGCAGGGTCAAAGCCAATAATGGTATAACCCTCTACCTGAGATGGATGTCCAGCAGCACCAGCCTTTAGCGGTCCTCGCTTGCGCATCCCATTGGTCGCTCCTTGCACGAGAACTGGCGGGAATATGCTGTCTTCCATGATGTCTTCTTGTTGGTAGACCAACGCCCATGTTGATGGGGTGACTTCACTTCTTCGCTTGCTGAGGGCTTTGCCGTCCCACTTGGGGTAGAAACCATTTTCTTGAGGAGTATCATCATCCCCATCCCACGGGACGTCCGACTCTTTCCAGAGTGTAACCCAGTCTTCTGGTTTGTCGCTATACTCCAGTACAGCAGGCATGCCCATATAAGTAAACGGAGTCTTGCCACCTGACCAATGCTTCGGATTACGAAGTTCTTTATATAAATCATTTGCTGCAATTCGCGTCCCCACGACTAGTAACTTACCGTTCTTACCCAAACGAGTAATAACTTCCTTCTGTAACCAGTCCAACTGCTTGTCCCACTCATGAGCGTTGGCTGTAGTTATACAGTCGTCCAAAATAATCAAGTCTGCGCGAGCGCCGTAAATCTGACCACCCATACCTAGTGCTTGAATGGTTGGGTCTTTTTCAGACGAGTTACGCGCATCACCCCCAAGATAGACGGTATCGGTACGCCAAGTATCTGCGTCCTGTTTCCAACCGCCCTCAGGACCATAAGCGGTCTGTAATTTGAGCCAGCGTGGATGGGACAATCGTTGCTTGATAGCGTATACGAACTCACGTGCCTTTGTAATCGTCTTTGATACCACAATGATGCGGATGTTGGGATTGAGGGCAATGCGGTAAGTCGGATAGTTCACCGTGACAACGGTGGACTTAGCGTGCTCAGGGGGCACGTTGATAAGTAGTCGGTTAGACTCCCCTGGCTCATATATAATATTAGGGTGTTGCCATGATGGTTCGCGCCCCTCCAGAAGGTCAATCCAGTTCTGGTGGTGGGGGAAGACCGTCTGGTCAAAAAACATCTTGGAGAACTCCGCAAAGGGGATGGACTCCTTTTGGACACCGAGGGCATCAAAGGATTGTTTGTTTCCTTCTTCCTTAGCCTCTTCCAGCGCCGCCGCAAATAGTGGGTCTCTGACCATCCACTGACGGATGGTATCTGGCTTCTTGCCAATGGCAATCATAGCCGCCTGAGGGGAGACGCCCACCCTCACCTTTTCAAGTACCTGCTCTTTGGCTTGAGCCACACCCTTTGCTAGGTGGTGCTCCCCGCCTGATTTAAAACCTGACATTCTTTGTCCCTTACATTAATGGCGCCCCAGGAGGAATTGAACCCCTACCTCAGGGTACGTAACCCTGCGTTCTCTCCGTTAAACTATGAGGCTATGTTGGATAGTTACTTCAATACGTTGGTCTCGTCAGACCAGTCGGGATACGAACCCTGTCCGCCCACTACTCTTGATTTCGTGGGTATGCAAGCCTACACCTTTAACGTACCTTTTTACCACCAAGCAGATATTCCACTTTCTGCGAGAGGTGTGAGCCTCTGCTTGATGTCCAACAATTCTAAAATGGCAGACTATACCCGCCGTATAGAAGTATATCTGTACAACAGTATGTCACAGTATGAGGAAGGCTCTAAAAAGACTTCCGAATATAATTTACTGTACATATATACTTAATCCGTTCAAACTAACAAAACGAACTATTTAGCCATAACTATTTATAAAACAGCAGGTCAGATACTATACTGGGGTCACTATATACAGAAATATTTATAGTCAGAGTTACCTACATATACAGGCGAACAGATTAAAACAGTAGGGGTCAAGACCCTACATGTTCTAATCTGAACAGACTGTCACTACTAGGCGTAGTCTGCGTAGAGATACTGTCTGTCGGGCTGTCGCCCCCTAAATAGATTTGTACTGACAGCCGTGCTGTATGTATATATCTATTCAGGTTAAAGATTAAAAGACTAACTGCCTTGTCAGTGAGTCACGCATGCTGGCTGTGATACAGCGTGTCTAAAGCCACGCTCGGTATCTGCCAACCAGATGCGTTTATGTTTTAATCTATCAGTCGCCTGCATGGTAGCCCATGTGTCAAATCGGTCTATGTCTTTCCTATTCGGAAAGCCAATACTATCCCGATTGCTCTGCCCGCGGGGTGCAAGCACCCACGCGTGCTCGGCTGTCTAAAGCCATCCGCGCCCCCAGCCCAAGCATGGGCTGTGGTATGACATTCATAGGCTATCCAATTGGCGAACCGATAGATTGTCGGTGGAACTAACAAACTAAGGAGAGCACCAAATGAACGAAGTAACATACACACAGGAAGACTCACTCACCATCAGCAACGTCTGTCCTGAATGTATCGCGCAGGAGCAACTCTGTATTGACTGCGTGGAACTAGCAGACGCACGCCTCACAGACCGTGTATATGAGGCGGCGTCAGAAGGCAACCTTATGTACAAGTCCCAGTGGCTTGTGGAATCACAACCCAGCGGACATGACTGGACTGACCGAGAAGGGGAGTACAAGTTGCCTATCGTCCAACTACAGGACGGAGGCGAACTTGACAACATCTGGTCACTTGATGACTACACACAGTCCCTACGTGAGGTAATATGCCACGCGTGTAACCTAGCCACACCCAAGCAGTTCAACGACTGCCAGTGCTGCGACACACCATTGGAGGTGAATGTAAGATGACTAACCCAGCAGACCTCGTACCAGAGGAAGAGTGTCCGTGCTTCTATGGTGGTTCCTGTCCAACAGACGGGGAACATCAGTAAGCACGTTACAGGTAGCCCTGTTGCCTACGGCAGGGCTACCTTCCACCATATATCAATCAACGAAACAAGGAGAGAAACAAATGCAAAACGAAGTAACTATCACAGGTACAATCAAGAATGTCCGTCAGTTCACAGGTTCAAAGGGAACACTCGTAACTGGTTGGCTTAATCAGCGTGACTTCAGCCGTCTATCAGATGGTACAGCAGACCGCGCAGTGTACGTAACAGGCATCAATATCGTAGCGTTAGATGACTCTACAGTTGGTGACTTGCTAGAACTAGATAAGATGCGTGCAGGTAACGAAGAGACCCAGACAGTGACGCTTAAGGGTCGTCTTATCACACGCTTTGACCGCCGACCAGACGTGGCAGAGGCAGCACGCCGAGCACCACAGTTGCAGTTGGAAGTCTTTGAGGTAAGCGTTAACTAACCGTTCAAGCAGGGAGGTGGGTGGCTCACGTAGTCACTCATCTCTCTGCTTTTTTTATTGTTCGGGGGCTTAAGGTAATCAAAAGCAACGGACAAGTCATCCATATCTATCATACCTAGCAAGGAGAGACCATGTATTTTTCAGTACTAGATATAGCAGCAGTTATGATTGCGCTTACAGTATCAATCACATTGATACTGCTGACAGCACGGGCTAACCGTGACCTGCTCAGACAAAACAGAAATCTGCGGGCGCAGAACAAGCGCCAGTCAGAACAATGCCGTAACTACCATAGCCCACGTCCGTTCTAATGAGCAATTGGAGAATGGATGATATGCGTGTAGGTTTAACTATTGTAGGTGAATACACAGTATCAACAGTTAAACTACGAAACAACCACGGTTGGGATACCATGCCATTATGGTATGAAACAATGATATTCCCAAAAGAAAGTATGTCAGAAGTATATATGGAGCGATATGCAACTGAAGAAGAAGCAGTAAAAGGACATGTGTATGCAATAGGGCATGCAACATCATTACAAAAAGGAGAGAACAAGTGACACTAACAATGACAATCAAAGAACACCTAGAAGAACTAGGTACACTAGTAGACAATCAAGAGCAGTCTGTCCAACGTGTAGGCGCACGCTTAGTTGAGCAGTACTTTGCATCATCAAGCACAGAACAAAATGCCGAAGTTGTAGTCAATGTCCTGTACTATCTAACAGATATACAGGTACGTGACTACGCACTAGGCTTGATGAATAAGGACAAGGCAGATACACTTATACCTGCGCTTGCAAACTTAATTGAACATGCACCAACAGATACGACATACATCAACGCACCAGCGGCTATACTTGCAGGGTTATACTACGAAGTAGGTAACACAGCAGATGCATTCCTTACCCTAAGTAATGCACAACATAACTACTCGCTAGCAATCCTGTTGAACCGTGTGTTCAAGTCAGGTTGGGAGCCAGCATCATTCGCAGCAATGCGACAGGAACTACACCCTAAGGTAGTAGCGGGTATCTTTGGAGAGGAAACCAATGACTAACTATGACGTACTATTTATGCACAACCATTTTGTACTGGTGACTACAGTTATGATGGAAGAAACAGACGATAAAGAACTAATTGAATTGATTGCACTCAAGCGCTTGGCGGATGAGTACGGTGATGAGTTCTCTGAAATTGTCAAGTCATCCAAGCAAGTAACTATTGAGTCAGTGCCAGGTACTAGTGTGCCTGAGCCAGGCGACCCAGAAGATGCAGGTATTGAACGTGACTAATGATGACGCCCGCTGTAGCCAATGCGGTACAGCGTGCGAGATATGCAACATGGAGGAAGATGATGAGTGAACCACAGTGGTTAGAAGGTGACGATTATGCACTGAAGGATGAGTGTGATGTATGCGGTAACTTTATACACTCATGTGAATGTGATAGTGGAGAACCTGACCGTATGTATGGAGACGAAGAGTAAAGGACAAGTATGCGACAGCAACTAGCACGGTATATATCTATAGGCACTAGCCTTATGTTATCATTTGCTTCTTTAATTGGGATACCTGTTAAGGCTATTGCATTAAGCAATCAGCCACCGTTAGAACCAAAGAAAGAAGTTAAGTTAGTAGTACATGTGTGGAACAAGTTCACACTCAAGGCATATGCCAAAGCATATATAAAAGAAACTTATCCTAAGTGGGGACGCAATGAATGGTCAGCACTAAACAAGTTATGGGGTAAAGAATCTGCGTGGGACCACACGGCAGACAATCCACATTCATCAGCGTTTGGTGTAGCACAAGTACTTAAGACAGACCCTGAGACCCCAGCCCCCCTGCAAATTGCGAAGGGGCTGGAGTATATCGTTCACCGATACGACCTGCCATCAGTAGCATGGGCGCATTGGCGAAAGAACGGGTGGTACTAATGAACTACATAGTACAAGTAGAAGTATCAGTTGAAGCAGACAATGATGATGCTGCTTTATTCTGGGTACAAGATGCCGTACGAATGTACGGTGCAACAATGTCTATCCATAGGTGGATAGATACAAGGCTAGAAAGGGAGAGCAATGCTACAAATCAGTGAAGCATATCAAAGCAAATCAGTAGAAAAACTAAACAAACAAGCATGGGTACAGGCAGGCACTGCGGTTAACGCAGGGTCTGCATCAGAAGCAGCACGACAGGCTGGACTAGACTGGAACGTAATGCTTGCAGATATGGAAGCAATTGTTTCCAATAAAGTTAATGAGTACGAGACATTGACTGACCATTATCCTGTACCTAAACGACAGGCTGTTATTAAACTTGGCAAAGATAACAACAATGAAGTCATTGGTGTAGTCGGTGACAAGTACAAAATTGTACAAAACATGGAAGTATTTAGTGCGCTAGATACACTAGTTGACTCAGGTGATGCACGCTATACGGCAGCAGGTGAGTACAACAACGGTGCTAACATCTGGATGGTAATGGAATTACCTATCGGAGTACAGGTAGCCAACGACCCACACGCTGCATTCTTATTGGTGCAGTCATCACATGATGGTTCATGTGCAGTACGTATTCGCCCTATCATTGAGCGTTTATTCTGTGCTAATCAAATCAACCGCATCATCAAGGGTAAACATAAGAATGATTACACCTATGTTATGAAGCACACTACTAACTCTGAGTTGTCGGTCAATGACATCCGCAACATCACGCAGTTAACTTATGATTCTATCCAGCAGTATGAAACAATTGCTGGCACATTACTAGAGCGCAAGGTAGATGACCAACAGGTACAGAATATTTTTAAGCGTGTATGGGCATTGCCATCAGAGATTGAAGATGCACCAGAGCATCTACTATCACAAGGACAGCGCCGTCAACGTACCATTGCGCTTAATGGACGTGACTCTGCATGGAATATCTACAGCCAGTCACATACACAAGAAAACATCAGAGGTACAGCCTTTGGTGTATGGCAAGCAGTGGTAGAACATGCAGACCACTATGCTTCTGGTGGCTCTGACCGCCGTGCAATCGCCACCATCAGCGGACGCAATGACCGTATCAAAGACAAAGCACTAGACCTAGTGCTTGCTAACTAAGGAGAGACATGTTCAATACAATCACAATCAATTCAGAAGTAGATGGTCAAGTAAACACAGTTACATATACTGAGACAGAAGTCTTGCACTTCAAGAAGAGAGCACAGGATATAGATGCTATCGAACAAGCCAATGAAAACCAACGCAAACAACTCCGTGATTTACGTCATGAAGTCCGTGACTTTTTCAGTGAAGGTGAATGGTCAGACGGTGAGACAACATGCAACAAGAGTGACGTCAATGCATTACTCGAACGCATTGGTGCAGCCAAACTTACTACCAAGTACAACGGAACCTTTACAATCACAGGTTCATTTAGTATTGAAGTAGAAGATGAAGATGAGATTGAAGATATTATTACAGATAATACTGAAATCTCTAACTGGTCAGCCGACATGGATGTAGACCAGATTGAAGTACATGATGTAGAAGAGGACAACTAATGTCCTCAGCCTACGTACCATACAACGGTACTGCTGGCTGGTCAGGTACGGATACATCTCAGCAGAGAGCGCTAGATAATATCCACTCTGGTCGGGAAGAAAACAACCAGCAAAAAGCGTTACACCTGTTAAAACATATGGGTAAACTAGGGCTAACTTGGAAAGAGTTAGCAACAGAAACAGGTTGGCATCACGGCACAGCAAGTGGCGTGTTGTCAGTACTGCACATGTCTGGTGCTATAGTACGTACATATACAACACGTAACAGATGTAAAGTGTATGTGCACCAGAACTTTAAAGATGACGTTAAAGTAGAACCATATAAGAAACGAGAAAAACTTTGTCCGCATTGCGGGCATGACGTCAATGCATAGCCGTCACCTATGCTATGATGGGGACAACCAGTGAGCGGTAGGTTTTGGCTCTCTCCTTGTCCTACCCTCACTGGTTACTTAATCTAAGGAGAAGCATGGCAGAAGTAGAAATACCTAGAGATAGATACGGACGACCAATGGTTGTGCCACCTAAGGGTGGCAAGCCAGTACCGTATACACGTACCACTACAGTTGCAGGTTCGCTAGATGATGGCACTGCATTAGTAGCATGGAAGTTACGTATGGCAGCAGCAGGATTAACACTGCGACCTGACCTGTTGTTAGCAGCCAGTGCTGTAAGAGACAACAAGTTAGAGATGGACAAGTTAGTTGAAGATGCAATGGAAGCAGCAGGTGCAACCAAGCAAGCAACTATAGGTACAGCCATACATACACTGACCGAGAAGCATGACAGAGGTATAGACTTAGGTGTAATCCCTGAAGATTATGTCGCTGACATACAAGCATATGACGCAGCAACTAAAGATTTTGAGAATGTATTCATTGAACAGTTCTGTGTATTAGATAAGTTTAAAATAGCAGGCACGCCTGACCGTATCGTTAGATACAAAGGCGAGTTGTTTATTTCTGACCTCAAGACTGGTAGTATTTCCTACCCAAACAAGATTGCTATGCAGTTAGCAGTGTATGCAAACGGCTTGCCGTATGACCCTGCTACCGCAAGCCGTTCGTCTTGGGGAGATGTCAATACAGAAAAGGGAATTATTGTGCACTTGCCAGCAGGCAGTGGTGAATGTACCCTGCACTTTGTTGACATCAAAGAAGGATGGAAGGGTATCCAGTTAGCAATGAAGGTACGTGCTTTCAGAGATACCAAAAAGAAATTGGTAGAGAAACTTACGTGAGGTTATGCACTAGTTGCATAGCCACAGATGTTATACTCTATCGGTACGCAGAAACTAATACAGAATATGTATGCAGTTCTTGCGGGGTAATTACCACTATCAAGGAGAAACATGCACACAGAAGCACCAATCAGTATCACCGTTAAATCACCAGCAGGTTCACTCATTACAGTTCGTGCGTCTAACGCAGAAGAACTAGACCAGACTGTTGCACTAACAGTCGCATCACTTGCATCTGCAACTACAGAACTAGAAGCAGCAGTACGTGGTGCAGTAGCAGTTAATGCAGCAGTACCACCTAATCCTGTAGTAGGCATGCTTGCTACACAACTAGGTGCAACTGTAATTGCAGAGACACCAGTACAAGCAGGACCACCAGCATTTGTATCGCCAGGTGCAGGCGCACGTCAGTGCCCACACGGTACAATGACACGTATCCACGGACTAACAGGTAAGTTTGGTCCATACAAGGGACACTTCTGCCCAGCAAAGCAGGGAGACCCAACAAAATGTACAACAGTATATGTCAAGGCAAACACACCAGAGTTCGCCACATTCGTAGCCGACCAAACAAAGGCTTAAATGAAAACACTACGCCGTAGTATTGGCAAGCCAGAGGTGGGGGGAGAACCATTACCCCCACCTTTTCAGGCTTTCCAGCGTGAAGGAATCATTCTGCGTAGAGCAGAAGTCACCGTCATAGCGGGTACTCCAGGCGCAGGTAAGTCATCTATTGCATTACATATCGCAGCAAGACTTAAACAACCGACACTATACTTCTCTGCTGATACTAATGCACATACTATGGCAATGCGTTTGCTTGCTATGAAAGCCAAGATAACTCAGCAAGATGCTGAGTACATGATTAAGACTAAGCCAGAAACAGCGGAGCATTATCTTCGTGAGTTCTCTGGTATGTACTGGTCATTTGAACCTAGCCCTACACTAAAAGATTTAGACGAAGAAGTATCTGCGTTTGAAACTATGTGGGGCAGAAGCCCTACACTTATAGTTGTAGATAACCTTATGGACATAGCCATTGATGGACATGAGGAGTTTGCTGGTATGCGTGCAGTTATGAAAGAGTTAAAGTATCTAGCACGTGATACTAACGCAGCAGTATTAGTCTTGCACCATACACAAGAAGGTGCGCAAGGTTATCCTTGTCAGCCACGTTCAGCATTACAGGGTAAGGTTGCACAGATTCCAGCAATGGTATTAACAGTAGGTCAAATGACACATGGAGTAGACTCTTACTTGTGTGTAGCCCCAGTTAAGAATCGTTATGGTAAGGCTGACCCAACAGGAGCAACTTACCTTACGTTATCGTTTGACCCAGCAAAGATGCATCTTGAAGATGTAATCAGAGACAGTACACAGATGGAGATGACAGTGTGAGTAGCGCAGCCAAAGCCAAAGGTTCGGGAGCCGAACGTGATGTAGTTAAGTATCTTAAACAATGGTTCCCTTATGTTGATAGGCGTTTGGCTGGTGCTACGCTAGACAAAGGTGACATATCAGGTATACCTGGAGTCACAATTGAAATTAAAAACCACGCGACAATGAAGTTGTCGGAGTGGACAGAAGAATTGTTAACCGAGATGGCTAACGATAAAGCATGGACAGGTGTGGTGTGGCACAAGCGCAAGGGTAGGGGAAGTCCTGGCGATTGGTACTGCACCATGCCTGCACATGTATGGGTAGACTTACTAAGGAGAGCACTTGGAGAAGCCAAGCATTGAAGAGTATCTCCACTACATAGGTGCAGATACACCAGCAGTAGGTAGTGGCTGGCGTAAGATGAAGTGTCCATTTCATCACGACAGTCATGCATCAGCAGCAGTTAACTATGATAAGAATGCATTTGTATGCCACGGTTGTGGCGTAAAGGGTGACGTATATTCCCTCATAATGTACAAAGAAGGTGGTGATTTCCGTGAGGCTGTCAACTTCGCAGCGTCAGTTCTTACTACAGGCAACACAGAGATACGCGGGAAAGATAGAACTAGCAAAAGAGTATCTGTCAAGCCGTCAACTCTCGGTAGAAGAGGCAAGCACATTTCACTTGGGAGTGGTAGACGACCCACTTCCAGGGCATGAGGCGTACAAAGGACGCCTTGCTATTCCATACATTACACCATCAGGTGTAGTTGATATTAGATTCCGTGCTATGAATGGTGAAGACCCTAAGTACATGGGATTAGTTGGTGCTAAAACCACCATGTTTAATACACAGGCTTGCTTCGTAGCAGATAAATATATCTGCGTAACCGAAGGTGAGTTTGATTGCATTATGATGTCAGTTAAAACTATACACCCAACCATAGGTATTCCAGGTGCTAATAACTGGAAGCCACATTACGCTAAGATACTAGACGACTTTGACGTTGTAATAATTCTTGCTGACGGAGACCCAGCGGGTCTTGAGTTTGGCAAAAAGATTAGTAGAGAACTGGGTAATGTAAACATTATCTCTATGCCAGACGGAGAAGACGTAAACAGCATGATGATAAAGATGGGAAGTGAATGGCTTGACGGACGAATCAAAGAATGCGTTTCCCCTGGACAATAAGTTTTGGGACTATGCTAGGACAAGTGAGTACAGTATTGGCATACCAGTATCGGACAAGAAGTTGCTTAACATTGTAGGTGCACTTGAAGATATATACCAGACCATAGATAAAGACCCAGAAGAATCAAAAGAATGTTTGATTATGTTAGCGGCTATATTTGTAGCCTCTAGTATGGGCAAAGCAGATGAAGTGTGGGAAGAGTTTGCCGTACGTGAGTCAATGCAATCCTTTGACCAAGACCTTAAGGAGATACTGAATGAAAAACCCTGATGATTTATACATAATTCACAATGAACTAGCAACCATCATGTTTAAAAAGCATGCCGACTATGGACCAATGAATATATCAGGAGCGCCAGGTGGCGCTATGAATGGGCTACGTGTACGTATGTACGACAAGTTGGCTAGGCTCAACAACCTAGTAGATACTGGCGACACGCCGAACTACGAATCCATTGAAGATACCCTAATTGACCTTGCAAACTATGCCATAATTGGACTACTTGTTCAACGTGGACAGTGGGAAGGTTTACCCAATTCAAATGGCAGCGAAACAAAAAAGAGTAGTAGTACTCAGCGACCTGCAAATTCCATATCAAAACAATTCAGTAGTTCAGGCAACCCTAGACTTCATAACTGATTACAAACCAGACGAACTCTGGTGTGTTGGTGATGAACTAGATGCACCAGAACCTAGTCGTTGGAATAAAGGTATGGCTGGTGAGTATGCAGATACACTACAAGATAGTATTGATTTAACTCATAACATTATGGCAGAATATAGGAAGGCACTAGGCAACAAGCCTTTCTATATTCAGCGCAGCAATCACACTGACCGCATTGATACATACATGCGCAAGTATGCGCCTGCATTTATGTCACTCAAGTCTTTAGAGATTGAAGAACTACTAGGCTATAGCAAGTTAAAGATTAACTACCTGCATAAGATGTATGAGTTGCTTCCTGGTTGGGTTATGGCACACGGAGATGAAGGTGCACTTAACCGTGCGCCAGGGGCTACTGCATTGAACCTAGCAAAACGCTTAGGCAAATCTGTCGTGTGTGGACACACGCACCGTATTGGTTTGCAACATGAAACCACTGGTTTCTATGGCAAGACCAACACCTTATACGGATTAGAGGTCGGGCATATGATGGATGTCAAGCAGGCTAGTTACCTTACTTCAGGTAGCGCTAACTGGCAGCATGGCATTGGCATCTTAGTAGAACATAATCGTAAAGTCACACCGTTTGCTGTACCAATTGTTAACGGTGAGGTAATCATTCCATGATGAGTTATTTTTTAATTGCTGTATTAATTGTTGGAGTAATTGGTGGACTTGTATATTGTATGGGACAAGCAATGGATGGTGATATAAGATTTGGTATAGCCACTGTTGCTATTATTATTTTTATTCTTACATTTATTATTAAATGGTCTACAGAAGAAGAAGAACAAGGTCCTTGTCTTAAAAAAGAAACCTCTCTTGCGTGGAATGCTGCAACTAAAACTATGATGCCATATACAAGTTGCACAGAGCGTGGTACGTGGACAAAATAATGAACTATATTGAAGAGTATAACGATTTAGTGCAGACACTTGCCGCAGAATACTCACGTAAGTACAGCATGATTGAACGTGATGACATAGGGCAGGAGTTGTGGGTATGGTTTGCAGGACACCCACGTAAGTACAAAGAATGGTCAGCATTAGAACAAAAAGATAGAGACAAGTTAATAGCAAAGTCTTTACGTAATGCAGCCCTTAAGTTCTGCGAACGAGAGAAAGCCAAGAAGGTTGGCTACGATATGTCTGAATTGTATTACTATGACGTGTCAGTAGTAGAGGCTTTTCTTCCTACAATCATTGCCGAATCATATGAAATGCCATCTAAGATTAAAGACTTAGGTAACTCTGTAAAGAGTAGCGAACTAAGTGATGGTATGAATTGGTTAGTACTACGCTCAGATATTGCAACTGCATACTACAAATTATCTGAAGCCAAACAAAACATCTTACGCTTACGCTTTAGTATGGAACAACCTGACTGGGCAACACTGGCTAAAGAGATGGACAGCACACCAGATGGTGCGCGTATGAAAGTACAACGTGCCCTTAACTCACTAGTAAAACACTTAGGCGGATGGAGACCATACAATGACGAAGACACCAAAGAAGAAACCACAGAGCACGCAGAAGAAAATGCAATCAACGCCCAAGCAGAATGAAAAAATCATTGTATGCTGGTGCGATAATGGACTCACTGATGGAAAGTTTACCGAAGGTGTGGTCTATAGTGTCATCTCTTCAGGTATGCCTATTGCCTCAGCCATGCGTGTACAAGGAAATCAAATCGGACGACAACGCCAGAATGCGCTGGAGTTCTGGTATGACCAGACAGAGTTTGACTGGATTCTCTGGGTAGATAGCGACATTGTTCTTACCAATGAAGCACTACATAAGGTGTGGGCTGCTGCTGATTCTACTGATAGACCAGTAGTAACAGGCACTTACTTCATCTCTAAAGAAAACGAACGCAGCCTTATGGCTCCGTATCCTGCTATATTTAATTGGGTTGAAGGCAATGACTATCAAATCTCATACGTCCATCCACTACCAAAAGATGTTGTCCTCAAGGTTGGTTCAGCAGGATTTGGATTTGTGCTTATGCACAGAAACGCAGTCACCAAGATGCGAGAAGTGCATGGAAACATTCCATACTTCAACGAAACAGGAGTTGGAGAACAGTTCGTATCAGAAGATATTAACTTCTTCCGACTCATGCACAAAGCAGGAGTCCCACTCTACTCTCATACAGGAGCAACTGTTCAACACATGAAACGTTTCTCTCTTGACGTAGAGTATTACAAGTTCTTCTGGGAAAAGAATGAACGACCTTAGAGGTGAGCCGACCTTTGCTTGTATTTGTGGTTGTCTTATGTTTGAGATTACCGTGCAGTGGGACCAAGAAACAAGAGAGGTAGGTTGGTATGACCTTGCTCAAAAATGTAAAGACTGCGGAACAATTACAACCGCACCTACACCTATAGATTGGATGGACTGTAACTGATGACACATAAAGAGTTGCTAGCAGATATAGATAGAAAGATTCTGCTATCAGAGCACACGATTTATCCTATCTATATGCAGGCATTTCGTGCAGTAGTGGAATTGCATAGACCTATGAGTGATAGAGAGCCATTTTGCAATGAGTGTAGGGGTGTTCATCAAGGCGAGGTGGATGTTGTTATTTACCCTTGCCCAACTATTCAGGCTATTGAGAAGGAGTTACATGACAGATTATCCTAATTGGTTTCAAGGCATAGCAAAGGATAACTTTGAACAATACCTTGAACACTTTAAAGGACAGAACAACTTGCACTTCTTGCAAGTCGGAGCGTTCACTGGAGATGCTAGTAAGTGGTTACTAGATAACATACTTACTGGTACAGGTTGTATGCTTACAGATGTAGATACTTGGGCTGGCAGTGATGAGGGTGCTCATCATCAAATGGATTTTTCTGATGTAGAAAAAACTTATGATGCCAAATTATCAGTGTACAGCACTGCTTTTAAGCACAAAATGACAAGTGATGAATACTTTGCTAACCACTCAAATGGGTGGTATGACTTTGTATATGTTGATGCTGACCACACAGCAGCAGCAGCATACAAAGATGGAGTTAATGGTTGGCGTGACCTTAAACCTAACGGCATACTAGCCTTTGATGACTACACGTGGGGGGATGGTCTACCAGACCAGACCCTTGCACCTCGTCCAGGAATAGATAAGTTCTTAGATGAGTTTAATGGACAGTACCACCTGATGCATAAGGGTGCTCAAGTTTGGATTAGAAAGAATGCCTAGATACGATTTCAAATGTGATACTTGCACTGAGATTATAGAAGTAACTGAAAACATACCACCTGTATGTAGCACTTGTCATAATACAATGACGCGTGTATGGTCTACCGTAGCCGTTAAGTTTAACGGCACTGGTTTTTATTCAACAGGAGGATAAGTGTATAACTTTACCGACCAAGCAAACTGCATAGGTATAGATGTTGATATGTTCTTTACAGAAGAAGGAAGTAGCACATTCGCAGAAGAAAACTTTCTTAAGCGCACGTGTGCTGCATGTACAGTTAAGTCGGAGTGTCTTGACTATGCATTAAACCATGCAGTGCTAGGTTGGTGGGGTGGTACATCAGAGATACAGCGCAAGAGATTGCGCAGACAACTTAATATAATTCCAATACCAGTAATAGTTGAAAGGAATACAGCATGACAGTATTACAATTAGCAGCAGGAGTATTCATTGCCCTTACAGCAAGAGACTTTATTAATACCAGCAGCAGTCTATTGGTATCATGGCTTAACGCACGCCGTTATCGTGCACTACTAGCAGAAACCGCTGCTCAACTAGAAGAGTATGAGTTTGAAAAGCCTAAGAAGAAGGCTAAAACAAAGGCTTAAACAAAAGAAAAAGACCCCCGCCAGGTAGGTTAAAGTACCTGAGCGGGGGCTTCTTGTCTTAAAACAGCCTTAGAAGGCTGATACGGGCTATTCCTTAGTGCCGCGTCCGTAGTCTTTAGAGTGCTTGCTAGCCCATTTAGTAGCAGGTGCAGTAATAGCACCAATAAGGACAGCATACTCTGGCTTCATATTCATAAGCAGGGCTACACCCATAGTTACAGCAGAGGCTGCGACTGCAAGGAGGTAGTCAGTAATCATCTTTTTATTCTTAGTTGTAAGGAAGTTTTTCATATTAACCTTTCTTAGGTAAAGGCTTAGGTAGGCTAGCCTTTACTTTATTAATTGTTTTAGGTGTGCCTAACCAGACAAACCAGGGTGAAACGTCATTACCGTAAGCATCATTAATAGAAATATGTAGATGCTTATTATGAGGGTTACTCCCAGTGTACTTTCGGTTTCCTTCTTTAGCCTTTTCTTTAGACCATATCTTGCCTTGAAAGATAAGATACTTAACGCGCTTATCGTTTTTAAGCCTTTCAAAAATTTCAACACAATCAATTCCATTCTCAGGGTCATGCGTTAAATCAACTGCATAACCTGTGTTGTGGTCAGAGTCAGGGCTTTGCTTAAGATGTGCAGCCGAAGGAAGCAATCCATCCGAGGCTTTCTTGCGCTTGGGCTTCAGTGCTGTTGCCTGTCGTAGCACGGATATGGCAGCAGGTGTCGCTCTCTTTACCAATTTCATTCATCATCCTCATCATCAATCCACTCATTTGGGTCAATGGTTGGGCTAGGTAGTCCCCACCCAGGCTCAGGTAATATAGTTGTAAACCCCATTACTGTTCCGCCTTTGATTTAAGTACTTCAACATCAATGCGTATGCATTGCTGGTTTTCAATTAACTGGTCTACTTTATTAATAAGACCTGTCTTGCCATCATTATACAGCGCATATGTAATCTTATTCAATTGGTCTTTTAATTCTTCTGTATGCTTTTGAATAGCGTGCTTGGCTACCATTGCTATGCCAGCACCTACCGCAGCAATTACAAAAAAGTATGAGTATACAATTGTGGCTGTATCGGGAGTCATTTGCGCGTTATACCGTTCTGATAGTGAGGTTAATGATGCCACCGTACCCAGTAAATCTTTTATCTGGTGGTGTTGTATCGCTAAACTTAACCTCTTCAATAAGACACTGACGGATTTCGCCAGTGCGGAAGTCTTGGAATGTAACAACATCTCCGCCTGACTCAGCATTTTCTAATGCTGCTAGGCGCTCAATTGCACGTCCTTCATATCCCAATGTAGAGTTATACTTATCCGTTTCGGTATCGTAGTTAAACAATGGAACGCTAATGATGCGGGTACGTGGCGTAGCAGGTACCGCTTTAAGTTGATAGCCTTTAAATATAGGTGTCTTTGTGTTATCAGTTGCATCTCTGTACAGTCTAAAGCGCAGCCCCATTGCGTCTTGCGCTCCTGCTGGCTGTGTAATTACAACCTCTGGATTACCAATAGATGCGTCATATGAAACGTTGTCATAAATATTTCCATTTACATCTACTGTTTGAATAGACATAGAGCCATATGTAAATACACCTTGACCTACGATACGTTTAAAGTTCTTGGGTTCTAATGTGTTGTAACGAATAAGACCAGTCTGTATATAACCATCTGAACGCATGCGAGTAGCATGTTCCCCATACATATTACCAGTGCGCTTAACAAGCGCAGTAGATGATGTAACAGCCTGAGAAGTAACAGTAGCAGTAGATGCAGTAGTAAACGTCATAGATGTAGAACTAGGTATAGTTGCAATAACATAACCAGATGTGTTACCAGAATTAATAGCAGCATCAACACCTTCTACCCAAACAGTGTCACCAATGCTTAGGTCGTGAGCGGTTGCTGTAGTAAGAGATACAGTTCCACCACTTAATGCTTTGTTAACTACAGTTCCACCTGCTATTTCTGCTGCTGTGCAAAAAGCAAGTTGTGTGGTTTCACCAAAAAAGGCTACGCCTGTAGTTATGTTATGTTTGTATGTATCATAAAACAAATCGTTTGCATAAGCAAAACGCAATGGTTCAATTTCATTACTTAAGTCAATACGAATAAGACCAGGCTCAACGGTGCTAACACCAGTAGCACACCATACAAAACGGTCACGTGCTGCAAAGTCATAGCACCCATGTGCTAGTTCTACAATAAGTGGACCATAAGTTAGTGAGCCATCTGATTTAATTTCAGCCACACGGACACCTTTATTGGTGCCAATCATCATGTATCCAAGATATTCGTATATCTTATTAACAACTTCACCAACAGGTAGTTCGGCTGCTGTGATAGCAGATGTAAGAATAGGCATAGAACCAGTGGTTGAGTCTAATGAAAACCTAAAGATAGAAGATTTAATACCTTCATACCCTGCAATGTAAATTGCTGTACCTGATTCGGTAATGCTGCTAAACACAAAACTAGTAGATGGATGTGTGTATACAAGCACAGCCTGGTTAAAGGCTGTAGCATTAGCAGGCATTTCATATACAAAGTTATTAACTGCAAACACAAGACGTTGTTTAACATAATCAATTACAGCATTAGTAACTGCAATTGCTGATGCAGTTGCAATAGGTGTAGGTGCGGTAGTGGTAGCAGCAGTTAATAGTTTTTTATTAATTTCTAACTTGCCAGTGCTAGCATCATTTGTAACCCAATATGCAAACTTGCCATCATCACAAAGTGAATAAACTTTATCTTGCCCAGCGGTATTGTCCACCCAATGTTCTACCGTACCGCTTACGCTAATACGGTCAATGTCATAACCATCATGTAGTAATACACCATCAGTTCCGTTGTATTTAATAGAACGCAAGTGTTGTCCTACACGACCATTAGTATTAATTTGATGAGTAGTAACATGTCCCTGTGTAACATCATGCAACAATGTTGCTTGTCCCTGTGTCCAAATATCTACACCATATGACTCTTTAATGCGGTATGAGTTAGATGCAATTGTTGTTGAGTATGGGTTAGCAAGTGGGTCATAAAACAAAATCCCCTCTCCAGCATGGAAAGAGGATTGACTGCGTAGCCACCAAGTAGATAGCGACTGCTCGCCTGGGTCTCGCTGTGAGTCAAACTGTTGTTTACGAAATGGTGATGTAGCCCTTTGGTAAGGGCGCTCATCAGATATAGCAGTAAGAAAAGGAATGCCAGCAATAGCGCAATCGTATGAATCACCTGTGTTTTGCCACGTATTGGTTGTGGCAATGCCTAAGTCAACAGCAATGGCTCGCGTTGCACGACCTTCGGTTATGTCTCTTGCCACTATATCTCCTTATAAAATTGATGCCTCGGCTTCGTCTACTGCATCATCAAGTGAACGTCCATGTTCTTTACTACAACTACCACATTGTTTACACATAATTTTAATAAGCAGTTTAAACCCATGCTCAGGGATAATCATTTATTCAGATAAAGGTATTGAAACCCATTCTTGATTTAATTCAAACCACCTCCATGTATAACCCTCAATATCATTT